CTCCAATCACCACACAATTCTAACATTAACACACACACACTACACCAATTCACTCCTAACACACTACACAACAACCACACACCACCACACAACACACTCGACTTATTTTATATACACACTCGACTTTATTACATATAACGCTATGCGTTCTCCATACAGTTTTTTCACCTAATTATCGTCATAAAATTGAAAAACATTTATACTTATTAACACCTATAACCCAACTCGTATTATTACAAGTATACCAATCACAATGTCATCTACGTCAGCACCTACTACTCCTCTATCTAATTCCCCTGTGAAGAAGACAAGAGCACCAGTTCTTTCGGAGAAGTATTCTAAGTTCATCCAATTTAGTCATTATATGATGTCTCAGATGGAATCTGACACATTTACAAAGGAAGAGTTCCTTAATAGCGTTCAAATGTTTGCTACGGTAGAAGAGCAGCAAACATTTATCCAAGGCTTCTTTGACAACCAAAAAGACAACAAGAAGGCTATGCGACAGAATATTCAAAATAGAAAAAAGGAAAATCAACCCAAGAAGGTAAGAGCCCCACGCAAAACAAAGAAGGTGGCGGCAGCAGTAGAGCCAACACAGGAAACTGATACTACTACTAATAACGATACTCAAGAAAATCTTATTGAAAGTCTAACTGACGAGCTCACTGAAGAGCCAATGATTAATAAGATCGGCGCAGCAATTGAAATCGCTGAAGATATTACCGCCAAGAAACCACGTGAAAAGAAAGCAGCCGGAGAAAAGAAAGCACGAGTAGTCAAGAAGAAGGCTGCGAAAGAACAAGAACCTACAACAGAAAGCACTACACCACTATGACTTTTCCTTAAACCAAATAAATAATAAGTAAATTTTAAGATGTAACCTACCTAACTAATCATCCTCTTTTTTATTGTATGTTTCTAAGAACTGGTTAAGTTGCGTGATACCACCCGAAACAAAATTATCCGTGTTTTTCACATTTATAGTTAACAATATATGCATAATTCCAGTATAATCACCCGGGATATTTAACACAATCTCTTTTTGTCGAGTTCCTTTCGTTTTATTCTTGGATAGAGTATCATCAAGGTCTACTGGATTATATGAAAGCATACGTTTAACTAATTCGTTTTTAGTGGAAACATCAACATCATCGTTTCTGGATGACTTATCACCTTTATCTTTTTCCTCTTTTGGTTCGGGAGTTATTGTAATGTCATCATAGTTTGTATCTGGTATAGGTACATGCTTTACTGTTTTCGATTTACGATTGGAACCAGGTAGAATGTCTCGCATAGAATTCAGTGCTTTTTCAAAATGTAGATATGGAAACGTACTATTTGCTCCTCCAGTCATAATATTAACATAAAAGTCCTCATCTGTAATGATGTCAAAAGTATGTTTTAATCCTAATTCATTCAAATGTTTTCGCATATCACCGACATATGTATCAACAATTGTTTTACCCGAGACTTCCAATATATTCAAATAAAAAGTAAGACTATTCTGTTCTGATACCATAATTATATAATATCATAACATTAATTTTAAGCCATTATGTAAAAAATTGAAAATATAATTCATTCTAAATGCACTAACAAATAGTTAATTACAACAATGGTAAAGAATCTAACAGGTGGAACTAAAACAAAGGGGCTTGCGCGTAAGCATCAACGTAGTAGCGGTGATGGTAAATTGAGACTACCGGAGGATGTGTTAGAACAAGTCGCATGCGTTACTAAAATGTTAGGTAACGGAATGTGTGAAATTCACACAGAAAAAGAAAGACTGTTAGGACATATTCGTAATAAATTTCGCGGGAGACAAAAAAGACAGAATATGATAAGTACATCCAGTATCGTATTGGTTGGACTACGCGAGTGGGAAAACCCAATAAAAAACTGTGATATTCTTACTATTTATAGCGATTCACAAGTAAATCAATTAAAAGACAACCCAAAAATAGATATGGTAAATGTATTGAAATTGCGCTATGAATTATCACATGTGGAATCAAAAAACATATCACATGACGATTTTGAGTTTACAAATGAGGATGAAGAAGAGGAAGAACCACAAAACACAATGAAACATGGAGAAACATTTACATTAGAAAATATGGAGGAAGTGGATTTTGATGATATTTAATTTGACAAAAAATAATAAACAAAAAGATAGTATATATTGTTTTTTATTTACAAAAGCATTTATCATAACAATTAATAATATCAATAATGTGAATCATAAAATAACATTATTGAAGTGGTAACATTTTTCTATTTTTATTATTCTTTATTTATAGCTCAGGATAACTGGCTTGCATCAACATACCACATTGACCTTTACCACCGTTAAATTCGCTTCCACGTCCCATATAAATATAACCAGCATCCCCCCAAGTCTCGCCCCAAGAATTCTTAACTCTGTAATAATCCTTACCAGACATGGTACCATACCCAACAGCAAGGACACCATGGTCTAAACCAGTTCCACAAGCATCAGTAAATACACCAGACTTGTATAATTGGAAGCTCTTTTGGTCGGCTTGAATAGCAATAGATACGGGTTGTTGTGCTAAAGCAGTCATCATAGCATCATCAGAGTTAGGTTTCACATCAACAAAATCCTTCACATCGCTACCCTTAACAACTTGACAAGAGGTATCACAAGAACCACCAGTCTTAGTTGTACCAGACTTGTAGGGATATTCAGCCTCAGTACAAAGACCGCCATTCTTCTCAATCCAAGCAAATGCGTTATCCATTAGACCGCCATTACATCCCATATCTTTACCACCATTCTTACGATTATCACAATCAACTAATTGTTGCTCGGAGAAAGAGTCAAGAGTTCCAGTCTTTATGTAAAAAGCACCCTCAAGAGCACCAGTTGTGGAGAAACTCCAACAAGAACCGCATTGTCCTTGGTTCTTGACAGGGGTTACGGCACCTGCTGTAACCCAGTCCACACTATCAGGAACAGAAACAGTGGTTAACTCATCATTATCAAGACAACCCGTAACACATTCAACTGTCTTCAATGTAGACATCTCCTTGTGATGCTTGACACAGTCATACAAACACTTTGTCTTATCTAACTTTTTCTTAAAGTTATCAAGGTTAAACTTACGTCCAAGAACACCCTCTTGATTAGAGAATCCAAGATACTGACTGAATTCATCAGAATCCATACCAGAAAACTGGTTATGTCCCAAAGTATAAGTTAAATTTTTGGCATTCGAATCGTCAATGAATTTATCATTTTCAATCCATTTACGCATAATACCTTCACGATGCTCGGTATCACGGAATTCTTGTCTGAACTCCTTAACCCAGTTCTCAAAACGCTCTACAAATGTAGCATTCACAGTAAGTGAAGCTACTGACAACAAAAACATAGTAGTCTTAAAAAGATACATATTATTTATATATAGTAATGATATTTTTATATTCATTCTAAAAGTATTTTTTCTGTATATATACTATAATGGTTGACTTACATAAACTTATTTATAAAAGTGGGGACGTTTTCGTGCCACAACCAGTAAAAAAAGTATTAGATACATTACTATACAAAAGTTCTAATTACAGTTTTTACGTAGAAATATGGCATATCGTTCATTTTGTTACGGGCTTCTTATTCGGTCTTATATATATTTATCTTGACTATAACATGAACGCCTACTACTTGAACTTGTTTATTATACATACCATATGGGAATATTGGCAAGCATATATTGGAATGTCACATCCACTGCGATTAACCTATCATAATAATTTGATTGATATTTTATTTGACTCCTTTATTTTTATGGTGGGTTCATACATAGCATTTACACTTGTAACTCGCATTTAATTTTGTTTTTGATATTATCTTCATCTGAAAACACGAACAATTTACATCTATGTTTGGATAAGTCTGAATATTCTTCTTTTGATTTAATTCGTGTTAATATATTCATAATTGTCAAATATACTACATACGAATAAACACATTCTTGTATTTCCGTTTTCCCAAATAAAACACATTCATGAATATCATCTAATAGTTCTGGATTGTTCGTACAACGTTCTAATAACTGACAATCGGTTTGTACTTTACGTATTGTTTTCATATCTTTATTCAGTCCGTTTATATTTCCCAGCCATTTGTCTAAAAAGTTGTTCGCATTAATACTGCGAACGGTAACCAGTTGTTCGCTGTACGCCAGTATAATTTGGTTTAATAAATCAACCATACGACGAATAGGACTTGTAACGTGAACGTATTCACCCACATCCATCATATCATGTCGTAATACAATATCTTTATCGTATAATACGTATTTACAATCTGTATTATTCCAAGAACGGATAAGTCTTGATGTATTATCATCAAGTCCAGCATATGTTTCATTTGTATCATTTTTATAAATGGCTTGTCTAAAAACACCACATTCTTTCTTTTTTAATGATGTACCGACTTCTTTATTCATACGAATCATCCAATATTCTACCAACTCATGACTATCTTGAACGGTAGGTTTCAATAATTTCGTTAAATTCATCATTTCTTTATAATTATTGTTTTTCAACAGTTTTTTCTCTTCATATACAAAATTCTTACGCGTTTTCACTACTACATTTTTATAACTTATTTCACGGTTCTCTACTAATTTTCCATTTCTATCAAAATAAATATCCATCGCCAGTGCTATCCGCAATTCATTTTCTTGAAGACTACATAACGAATCTGATAATATAAGTGGTAACATGGGTCTCTTCCTATCCGGTAAATATATGGTTGATACACGTTCGGTTAAGTGCTCCCATAAATTCAACTCTTCCATCCAAATATAAACATTGGCTATGTAGATAGATACTTTATAGATATCATCTTGTTTTTCAATACTAAACGCATCATCAAAATCTTTACTTCCATCCGGGTCTATTGAGAATACAAACTCATTTGTCCGGTCTTCAATCTGATAATTGGAATTTTGTAGTATGTTCTCTATTATTGATACGTTTTTCAGGGAAATAGTCGTATGATTCGTTAATTTCTTAATAGATGTATGTAATTTTTTACAATGTAATTGGTATTCATAAAACACTTCCAAATTATCAACGTCACCTAATACCTCTACCAATTCCCCGTATGGATGTTTACTATTCCAATTATCATATTTAAATAATACATACTTGTTTTGTTGGTGCTTTGAAAATCCTAATTTTACATCATACGGTACTAAAAACACTGGATAATTTTTATTGTTTGGAATACACCGATAATATAAACGTTTTTTGTTAGGGGTTCTTCCAAACGTCTTATTTCCTTCCAGTATTAACACGCCTTCTAATTGTGCTTTATTGTCAAGTCCTGATATTTTAGTTGTACGGGTATCAGCTATATCGATAGTATCGCCATCGAACCACTTGTTTGTAAGCGGATTCAATAATTCTATGTTTTCTATTGTCGAATTACTTTTCAAATCATACAATTCCCAATTTGTATAATTACGGTCATGAATATGTACTTGATATGTTTGCATGGTTTCATTAATATATGTATATTATGTTTAATTCAATTTAATTCAATTTAATTCAATTTAATTCAATTTAATTCAATTTACATACTTGAAGATTTAAAACTCCGTTATGATTATATCACTAATATTTACAGCTCGTGCTTCCTTCATATTTACATAACGTATACAGAATACATTTTGATTGGACCAACGATTATTAATATAGTCGGGTATCATATGATATTCATAATATAAACACAAACTGGGCTGTGTAATGAAACAAAACATAAAACCGAACCCTCTATTATTAGGATATATATCAGTATCTTTCATAATCTGTATTTTCCGTTCGATAATCGGTTGAATTGCGTAATATCTTTGGTCGTGTTTATGGATTACATTTACAAATTTATGGTAATCAATACTATTCTTTATTTTATATTTGTATTTAATACGTCCATCATAATCAAATATTATGTTTTTTAATTCATATGGAAGTTTTTTCATATTATGTAAATTATTCATTTTCATTCCGATACTATATAATAAAAACTATTTATATAATTTTTATTATAATTGTCTCAAAATGGCGTTTTAAATCTTCAAGTGTGTAATAATAACCAATGATTTTATGTTCTCATATTATTGTAAAACATAATAAAACTAATACATTATTCTATAATAGTGTCAAGGTTCTCAATATGTCTAAAAAAATTTGTAAGAAATATACAAAAAAACTAATAACAAAACCTTCCGACAACCTTTCTTCCGCAACCTATTTGATTATTGTCGAATCACCTTCCAAATGTGCCAAAATAGAATCCTACCTTGGAACAAATTATTGTTGTATTTCATCAAAAGGGCATATCCGAAGCGTAAATGGACTCAAGTCAATAGATACAAAGGATACGTTTGAGCCTCAATTCACCGAATTAGCTGAAAAGAAAGACCATATTGTATTTATGAAACAAACTATATCAAAGTTCTCAAAAGAAAATATAATATTAGCTACAGATGATGATAGAGAAGGAGAAGCAATTGCTTGGCATATCTGCGAACAATTCGGACTATCAGCTGAAACAACTCCTCGTATCATATTTCACGAAGTAACTAAAAACGCATTATTAAAAGCTATCAAATCACCTACAACCATCAATTTAGATTTGGTAAAAGCACAACATGCCCGTCAAGTCTTAGACGTTATTGTAGGATATAAAATATCACCAATATTGTGGAAATATTTATATAACGATTCAAAAAATTCATTATCTGCTGGTAGATGTCAAACTCCCGCTCTAAGATTGGTGTATGATAATGAGTTAGAAAGAAAAAATAAAGACAACATCCAAACATACTATAAAACTACAGCTTCCTTTTTCGAGAAGAACATTCATTTTAATTTAAATATAGAATTTCAAACCAAACAAGAAGTAGAAGACCATCTTAAAAAATCCATCAATCATAAACATATGCTTACTATAAGTAATCTACGAGATACAACTAAATCACCACCAAAACCCTTTCATACTTCCCGATTGCTCCAAGTAGCAAGTAACATTTTACATATCTCACCAAGTGAAACAATGCGATTATGTCAACAACTTTATCAAACAGGGTATATTACCTACATGAGGACCGAAAGCACCAATTACGCAAAACCATTTCTTCAAGAAATATCAAAATTCATTCAAAAAGAGTATGGAAGTGAAAAATACATAGGCAATATAGATGAGTTAGAGAACAAGCAGTCAAACAATCCCCATGAAGCTATACGTGTTACCCAGTTAGTAAATAAAACGATATTGTCAGATGACACACGATTAGTGTCAATGTATAAATTAATATGGAAAAATACAGTTGAAAGTTGTATGTCAGAAGCTAAATATAAAGCAATCCCATTAGAAGTTTCGGGACCTGAAAAAACGAAATATACATATACACATGAAATACCCATCTTTTTAGGTTGGAAGACGGTAAGTGAAAAAAAACTGGATACAGATACACAGAACGAAGCAAATGGTCTACATATGTTCTTTAAAACCCAACTACAAAAGCCCATAAAATACAATTGGATTGAAAGTATCGTGTCAATGAAGAACAAACATACACATTATACTGAAGCCAGTTTAATCAACAAACTTGAAACCGCCGGAATTGGACGTCCGTCTACATTTTCCACAATCGTATCTACTATACAAAATAGAGGATATGTAAAAAAGACAGACGTAGATGGTATAGATATTGACTGCAATAATTTCAAGTTGGAAGACGATAAATTGACCGAAATAACCGAAACTAAGACATTTGGAAATGAAAAAGGTAAATTAGTACTGCAGCCAATCGGAATATTAACTGTAGAGTTTTTAATCGAACATTATAATTCATTGTTCTCTTATGAATATACAAAATTAATGGAAGATAAATTAGACGCAATTACGAATGATAATACAGAATGGTCTTCCATATGTCGCGAATGTTATAATGAAATTAAAGAATTATCGAAATCAGTAAGTAAAATACCCAAACAAACATACCCATTGGATGATAAACATGTAGTCTTGTTTGAAAAATATGGACCAGTTATCCAGTATAAGAACGAAGAGGATAAATATGAATATATCTCCGTCAAACGTAACTTCAAAATAGATGTAGATAAACTAAAAAACAAAGAATATACAATAGAAGACCTCATCGCCCCCAAAGAACGTAATCTTGGAAAATACAAAGATATTGACGTAGTTATCAAAGATGGACGATATGGGGCGTATGTTGAATATGGAACAATGAAAGAATCAATTAAAAGTATAGATAGCAATCCCAATGAAATTACTTTAGACGATATTATTCCTATTTTAGATAAGGTAGACAGTGAAACACGCACAGATAAGAATGTCTTAAGAGAATTAACCGATGTTCTCAGTATTCGTAAGGGAAAATTCGGAGCATATGGATTTTATAAAACAGACCAAATGAAAAAACCGCAATTTCTGAATATCAAAAAGTTTAAGGGAAGCTTATTGGCATGTGAAAAAGAAACATTATTAGAATGGTTGAAAGAGAATTATCCGATTTTGAATTCATAAAATATACTGAAAATATATAATGGAATCCTACATAACACCTTTAAATTACAGCATATTTATAATTTTATATGTTACGTCATTCGTATACTTATATACAAAATACTCTGAAATCGTAGGTCTTGGTGTTCTCACTGTAATTCAAATTGCGTTTACTCTCTTTTTCGGAAAGGAGTTATCACAAATAATAATAAATAATCCTGGTGGTGATTATAGAGGATATTATGCAAGTAGATTGTCTTTATATAGTTCATTTATTAGTATGGGGTTATTATCAGTTGCCTTAATATTGACAAGTATAACTATATTTGATATACAAGAAAAATACAATGATACCAAAGGTACTCCCGTAAAATTGTCAGTAAAATATCAAAAGTTGTTTGATACGATTAAACAAAACACTCTAATTTTATTTATAATTAATGCGATTTCATTGTTATTATATTATTTCACTAAGTCCACCATAGATGTTCCTGTATTATCAATACTATGGAACCAATTTTCATTTACAACATTAATGAACTACCTACCAGCAATTCTAAGTATGGGGTTAACAATTAGTTCTCTTGTAATTTCTTCATATCAGGTAAAATATGCGGTAGATTTTGCGGATTTGAAAATACATAGCCTTGTAGGCAGATAATATTTGTTATGTAATTAGATATACATAACAAAAACTCGTTTAAAACCATCTATTTATATATACATAAATTGTAAATTAGTAATGAAATACTATGAAACTTTGTATGAGGAATATATTAACTCATGTGAATTGTATAATATACATCCTGAATTGAAGGAAGAAATAACCAGGTTTCCCACAAATATCTTAAATATGCCAAATATACTCATACATGGTGCGTGTGGAATTGGTAAATATACACAAGTTCTCAATATAATAAAAAAATATAGTCCAACAGAATTAAAATATGATAAACGAATAACCATTAGTACCGATAAACAACAATATCTATGTCATATAAGTGATATTCATTATGAAGTTGATATGTCTTTACTGGGTTGTAACGCAAAAACTTTATGGCATGAGATTTTTTTCCAGATTGTAGATATAATATCAGTAAAACCAAATAAACATGGAATCATTTTATGTAAAAATTTTCACAACATAAATTCTGAGTTGCTTGAAGTTTTCTATAGTTATATGCATCAATACAATAGCAAAAGCAGTAATATTAAAATAAAATTCATAATAATATCAGAACATATTAGCTTCTTACCATATAAAATCATAAATTCATGTTACCGATTACCTATTAAACGCCCATCTAAAGATTTATATAACGAATTATTAAGAATTAACTACGAAAAAAAGAAACATAAAATAGACAGCTGCAACAACACTCTATTTAATCCACAAAATATATTAGATAATATAGATAATAATGGGATTATAAACATAAAAGAGTTACGTTCATTTTCACATATAAGCGACCATTCCAAAATACCAGAAGATTTAGTTAATAAGGTATGTAACAATATTATTGATAAAATACAAAATATAGAACAAGTAAAATTCACTGAGTTTCGTGATACATTATACGAATTATTAATATATAATATCGATATTAACGAAGCGGTATGGTACATTCTATATTATTTTTTAAGCGATGATAAATTAGACAATAACGATATATCAGATATTTTAATTAAATGTTACCCTTCATTCAAGTATTTCAATAATAATTATAGACCTATATACCACTTAGAGAGTATAATGTTCTATATAATAAAAAAAATATATAATTATAATGAACTTCCAAAAAGCTTGCGAAATCCTTGATATAGACGATAAACAAGAATTAAGTGTAGATGAACTAAAACATAAATACAAAAGGAGCGCATTAAAATACCATCCCGATAAGAATAATTCGTTAGATGCAAAAACCAAATTTCAAGAAATTAGTTCAGCATATCAATATTTATGCGAGCATAATGTGGATTTGAAAGATGTATCACAAGAGCATCATACATCATATTCAGATATTTTATTTACGTTTATCAATACTATTATACCTATAGACAAAGACACGGGGGTTATTCATATAATAATCCAAAAATTAACTCATATATGTGAATCCAAATCAAATGATTTTCTGGATAAATTAGATAAGGAAACACTCATCAAGATATACAATATCATCCAAATGAATAAAGATATATTTCATATAAAAACAGAATACATTAGCAAAATAGAAAGTATTATAAACAATAAGATTCAAAATGATGAAGTTATTATATTAAATCCTACATTAGAAGACTTGTTCGATAATAATTTGTATCGTCTTACATTAGACCAAAATACATATATAATTCCATTATGGCATCATGAATTACAATATGATAATAATGGAAAAGATTTATATGTAAAATGTAATCCAGTATTAGTAGACGATATAGAACTTGATGAAATAAACGATATTCATATTTATAAAACATTTAATATTCATGACATATGGGGTAAAGAACATATTGATGTTGAAATAGGTAACCGTATATTCACATTTGAAATTTCCAAATTGAAATTAATGGAAAAACAAACAATATTTATAGTCAATTCAGGAATTTCACGCCCAAATACTAAAGATATATATGACATATCCATAGTAAGTACAGTATATATACACGTCACATTGGAGTTATACAGTATCTAAAAAGTTTTTGAATATAATTAGATGAATCACAAAATAAAAAATATATGTAAATACATATTTTTTATTGTTCCAGCGCGGTCTCGAACCGCGGACCTTTGGCTCATAAGACCAATGCTCTAACCAACTGAGCTACAAGAACTATGAAACTTTTATAGTGGTTTCATCACATCACCCAATGAGGGGCTTGAACCCTCGACCACAAGCTTAAAAGGCGTGCGCTCTACCAACTGAGCTAACTGGGTATTGAAACTTTTATAGTGGTTTCATCACATCACCCGATGTGGGGCTTGAACCCACGACCACAAGCTTAAAAGGCGTGCGCTCTACCAACTGAGCTAACCGGGTATAGACATTTTAAAGACATGTCAAGGTCTATTTGTTTATCTCGGTTCTTTAATTTTGTATTTTTTATCTCGGTTCTTTAATTTTGTTTTTGTTTACATCAGTTCTTTTATACGGTTGTCTTCTTCTTAATAACTTTCTTTACAACCTTCTTCTTAACTGGCTCTGGCTCTGGCTCTGGCTCTGGCTCGGTCTCCTTCTCTTCGTCACTATCCTCAACCTCAGTAGTAGTGGTGGTAGCGGGAATAGATGGACCGTCTTCATCTTCGCTATCATTTACAGATTCAACAATTGGCTGCTTATTGATAGTATCTCTCTCATCAGTGGAAAGCTCAATATGACACTTTCCAAATACAGTATCTTGAATATGTGGCTTAACAACACATTGGTTTAGTCTCCAGGTCACACCCCATCCCTTTCCACCAAACCATAGTCCTCCGCATTGAAGAACACATGCTACATTGCTCTTCTTAGGAACAAAGTCCATTGGTGTCAAATTCTCGTTGTCACATGGAAAGATAAGCTTATTATCAGTGTCATAAATTTCAATGTTCCAACGACCATCGTAGTTTGGTACCTTAGTTCTCATGCTCGGTGCTCTACTCATATCAAGCTCACCTGTGAGCTTGTCCTTAGGATACTTAACAAATGGGAAGAAATTGTCCTCAATTACCTCACGCGACTTCTTCTTTCCCCACCAAACCTCACTATTGCTAACCGCGTCATTCAAGATTTGTTCTTCAAAATCCTTCAACTTAGCAAGGAAGTCAGTGGTTGGTTGAGTCTCATAATCAGCATTCGGAAATACAAGAGACATATTGAACTTATTATCCGATTCACCCTTCTCATCAACATAATCGGAGATACCCCAGGTCATCAGAAGAGGAGTTGAAACACACAATCCGCGATTGCTTTGTGTACTGATAAGTGCGACTGACTTTGAACCACGGTCACTGATACGTGGTGCCATGTAACGAATACCTGATGTATTCCACTCGTTATACTTTACTACAATAGGAGCCTTTGACATTGCGATTTTAGATAATATAGATTAACTATTTATACATAATAGTATGAGGTGTCTTTAATTCAATTTTTTAAATATATTAGCATACTAAGTATGTGAAATTATATATTCGCGTTCTCCTAATATAATTGTGCGAAAATGATATAGTAATTAACGTATTATTAATATATTATATAATATAATATATATAAGGCATGTACAAAACACCAGAGACGCAGGAGGGTACTAAACATATTTCACCGTTGACATTAAAAAATACATTTAAAAAAAATAACACATGTGACAATATTCCCAATATAAACACCGATATATATAAATCTCCAAAACCTAAAAAAACAGCAGCATTATTACCTATTACATACAACAATTTTATTGATGGAGATATTGTTTTGAACGTCTACACTATTCCAACCTTGAAAGAAGTGGCAAAATCATATAAGATACGTTCAAGCGGAAAAAAACAAGAAATAGTAGATAGAATAACTATGTTTTTTTTACAAACGAAAGCAAGTATAAAAATTCAAACATGTTTTAGAGGGTGGATATGTCGTTATATAATTAGATTGCGAGGGAAAGCATTACATACACGAGACTTATGTGTAAATGACGTTGATTTTTGTACGATGGAACCAATTAGAGAGATAAAAAACGATTATTTTTATAGCTTTACTGATAAACAAAACATTATATACGGATTTGATATTACATCATTGATTGAAATGTTTAAACGAAATAATAAATTAAATCCATATACACGAGAACCTTGGAGTACATCACACATAAATAATATTATAACCTTATATAATCTATGTTTCATATTGTGTGAAGGGTTTTCAAAAATGAATATACCATATACAAAAGATAAGACAACTACAATTAATAATCGTAACAGAAGACACTCAATGCGATTAGATTATAACCCTATTACCAGACCTATCACTCGAGAGGAAGATTTAATCCGTTATACAAATATAGCTAATATACGAAATCATTCTATTGATAATAGAATTAATGAATTGTTTATTGAAATTGATTTATTAGGAAATTATACTAATCGCGAATGGTTTGATAATTTAGAACTTCGTGACTATATACGGTTATATCGTAAATTATACGAAATATGGTATTATAGAGGAGAGTTATCAATAGAAGTCCAAAATAATATATGTCCGTTTTATTCCCCATTTGATGGAATATTTACACGCCCTTTACTTCACAATGAAATACAATTACAACAAATTAAAACTGCTTGCTTAATTGTGATTGAAAATATGGTGTATAGTGGAATAACAGAAGATTACCGTAGAATAGGTACTTTACATGCGTTATCCGCATTAACCAGTGTATCAAATGGTGCTCGTACGGGTCTTCCATGGTTATACGAATCTATACAGAATTGATTTTTTACATAATTTACATAATTTATACATTTTTTACTCATTTGTAAGGGATTATCGTCTATTAATAATATAATATTAACAATAAATAATATTATACTGTAAATCACTTAAAAAGACCTCCTATTATTATGTATAATCACAATGGTTAGAGCATCTAAGACTTCCGATAAGACTACTACTGAGACTAAGTCTCGTTCCAAGACTACCCCTAAGGTTGAGGCAGCACCTGCACCAACCCCCGCACCAGCACCTGAGCCAGTCGTTGAGACTGCGGAGGTTGCCGCAGAGTCAACTGACCCTGCTAATTTTATTAACCAGCGCCTTGCTGAGTTTTCTGCTAAGCTACAGCAGCTCACCAGCAATCTTGCTACCATCAAGACTGACTTCAAGACCCTTGGTAAGGATGTCAGCCGTGTTATGAAGGCTGCTGTCAAGGCTTCCAGCAAGAAGCGCAAGAACAACGGTGAGCGTAAGCTTTCTGGATTTACCAAGCCCACGCCTATTAGCGACGAGATGGCTAACTTCCTTGGTGTAGCTCATGGTACTGAGATGGCAAGAACTGCCGTAAGCAAGGAGATTCACAACTACGTTGAGAAGCATAATCTTAAGAACCCCAAGAATGGTCGCTATTTCAGAGCCGATGCCAAGCTTACTAAGCTTCTTAACTACCACTACAAGGAGGGAACTGGTGACGACAAGAAGCAAATGCTTGGATACTTCAATCTTCAGAAGTACATGAAGCACCACTTCCAGAAGGCTGGTGATGCGGCTGTGGCTTCCGCTTAATTATACCGTAACTCAACCAAAATATAAATAACAAAAAATCAAGAAGGTATAAACAATACAAAATCAAGAAGGTATAAACATTACAAAATCAATAAAGTAGAAACATTACAAAATCAAGAAGGTATAAACATTACAAAATTTCAAACACACATAAAAATTTTATTTGTATTTGAAAATTAAAATACTTAAACGGATAATACATCATAATGTATAATGGTGCATCATTTATTGGAAGTAAAATTACAAGAATATGTTAGTAAAAATAAAGTAAAATTATGTATATTAACCCCATGTTTTGGTGATATATGTCATACTGGCTACGTATCGTCATTACTGGAAACAGTTAATACACTCAATAGTCTTAGAATAGACCATATTATTGAATTTTGTAGAAATGATAGTTTGGTTACACGTGCAAGAAACAACCTCATTGCTCGTGCAATGAATGATGCCGACATTACTCATTTCATGTTTATTGATAATGATATACAATGGGGAGCTGAAGAAATTATTAAACTCTTATGCCACGATAAAAATATTATAGGTGGAGTATATCCAATCAAAAAATACAAATGGGATAAAATATTACATAAAGACCCTATTACTGGTGAATATAACAGTATTTCCAAAATTCAACAACGCAAAACTAAATCGGAAATAACAAGTGCCATTTCTGATAATAATTATATCATGCATAATTTGGTAGATTATAATTTCAATTATTTGGATAAACAGATTCGTGTAATAAATAATACAGTCAAAGTAAAACATATAGCTACAGGGTTTATGTTGATTAAACGTCATGTAATTGAATCTATGATTGAAGCATTTCCTTCAACTAAATATACAGATGATGTTAATTTTTTGACTTCAGACGAAAACAAGTACGCATACGCATTATTTGATTGTTCTGTTGAAAACGGTACATATTGTTCTGAAGATTGGGTTTTCTGTAATAGATGGAGAAATATGAAAGGTAATATTTATCTTGACGTGACGATTTCACTAACTCATACGGGTATTGAAGACTATAAAGGTCTATATATGTCATCTATCATATAAAAAAATATGAAATGTTGATATATTTATGCGAATACGAATCCTTCTGTCTCCATTATTTTATGTAATTTGGGTGTGTTAGTATGGGTTTGGGTTAATATATTGAATTCCATACATTCATATTGTGCGTAATTCTTTCCATTAAACATCTGAAATATATTTATCAATTCACGATAGTCTTTTATGTATTTGGTATTCTTTATTAACCATATATAAAATTCATGGTGTTTTGTATTATTGGTAACACATTTTTCTTTGTATTTCTTATATTCATAAAACCACTTCAATGTTTCTGATAATGATGTAGTTGAATATATATTATAATCTGTTCCTGAAATTGTTAATATTTCACGAAATTCCTTTTCTGACAATTTCAAATCTTGTAAAATGTCTTCTGTTTTATATAATGTGATTGTATGTTTCATCAAGCTAAGATTTCGAATAATGTACGGACAACCATACACAAACATATCCATATCATCACTCATACATCCCCATGCTTTTCCTGATTTTACCATATATACACATAAATCATCTGCTTCATTTGGAGAATCTATATAGGTTACGTTATATGCGTCCATTAATTCCTTGACCTTCTTGATATCTTCATCATATATTCTAACAAACTGTCGTTTAAGATTATTCATTTCAAGTTCAGCCAACCGTCTCTCATCCGCAGTCATATTAGATAATGATGAATGTAAATCATTGTATTTTTGTTTTGCGTTTTTCTTTTCTATATAGCGTTGTCTTAATAAATCAGTCTTCTCAGGTGGTGGTTTACCGTCAAATATAAATATAGGTGTAATATTATACAACTTCATAATCGAAATAAATAAATACATATTTTCCATTAAACTACCCTCCCCCAAGAATTGATATAAATAAATACTTGTATCAATTACTATTGTTTTTCCAGATAATTCACGAAAGTGTATTTTCGATATACTATTTTTACAGCATTTTTCATATAATAACTTGTTTAAGTTTTTTATTCCCATAAATTTGTCGTTTTATATATATTTATTGTCATAACATAGCATGAATATCTAATTTCAATTTTACAATTCATCCGACTATTTTTTCTACCTGGAAATAAAAAATGAGGTAATCCCCATTTTTTATTTGTTTTATTTGATTTTACTTACCTTTTTACTTACTTTTTATGCCATGCTTTCGGGTATATTGTACTGAAACATACAGAACAGTTGCCGATAGGTTCTGTGGTTGGTTTGTATTTAGCCAATTCTTCATTCAATGCCCGAATCTCCTCGTCGCGCTCTGCCATCTTCTCTTCCAACACTTTGTTTGCTGCTACTAATTGAGACATATTCAATTCAGTTTCCTCTACTTCTGGAATAGGCTTGTGATTAATCTTGAATACAAAGTACCCGGGTACTTTATCCCCATTATCATTTCTTACCATAAATCTATGTGTATTTGAACCATCATAAAATCCCTTCTGCTTAAATTGTCCTGATGTATTCAGCTTGTCACGTAGGAACTTAGCATTATTATTGTTATGCCAATATTCGAAATGAATAAATGCGGATTTTACAACTTGACCGTCATCAAGTTCACGGTCAATGAAATCTACGCGCTGTACTTTACCCAGTCTAAGTTCGTTTTCAAGTAAAGACTTCAAATTACGTGGTTGAAACGTATGATAAGAATTATCAATAGGATTATTCACATACATGTTTGTAGGTAAAATTGGGATATACACGCTCTTCCAATCGTCATTCGACAATTCCATGTTTTCTGGCTCACTGGTAGAAACAGTAGTAGATGGCGGTGACACTTCTCTCGGTTTACCAGAACCCTCAGTGGCGGTTCTAATGGATAAATGTGTCATGTTATCACCATTTTCCCAATGGATAGGGAAATCGATAACTACAGTTACACTTGGAGAAGTCATCATATTGTCTTTGTTATTCAAAGATGATTGTAAATCACGAACAGCAGGAGTATTGTTAATACCCTCCATATCAATAAACGCGGTTTTTGTTACAATATGACTACGCAGGCGTTGATTGTAATTTTTTCTTTCGATAATACGGACGGATGACACCTTTCCAATCTTCAATTCGTTTTCAAACAGGTCAATCACACCATCTGTATCGTTATATTCAATAGGCAAGCTTACTAATTGAAGACTGATATTTTTATTGTCGAAACTATTATCCCCCACATCTACATTATCCGACTCGGTATTTGGTTGTGTAAAATACACAATATCGCGCTGGATAGCAGATGATTGAGAATATTGTTCGTAAGCAACGGAAGACATTTTAAATCAGTATACGATTAGTCGTAATAAGTTGTTATAAATAGTATAACAAATTATTTTTCAATTTTTTACATTATTGAGCGAATTCTCTTCTGATTTTCATTAATTGTATGTCTGTTTCTGGTTCTCTACCTCTAATAAAATGCGTTAACTTTGCTCTTTTTGTTTCTTTTAAAATCTGTTGTAAATCTAAATTCTGATTAAATTTTGCATCAATAGCATTAAATCTTTCTTCTCTATGACGTGGATTTACACCAACCTCATAAAAATCAGAATCAATCACTATTTTCTTTTCACGAAGTACATTATCTTTAGTCTTACCTGTTTTTCCGCCTGCTATACGTGCTAATGTAATATCTTTTGATATTTCACTATCACTATCTAATGAAAATTTCAAATAAAAATCGGGAAATCCCTTTTTAAATTGAGAACCCAAATAATAATGTTCTACTGAATTCCAACGATGTCCGTCTAATGTAAATGGAGCTATCCATGAATCGTCTAATTTTTTACGCCAATTCTTTAATTTGTTTAGTTTATTGAAATCCATTATATTCACTTCTTTGATTTTCTCACCCGAACCTTTACCTGGATATGAGTGTGGACTTGAATTGTTATAATACATAAACACTACGTCTTTATCATACAAATCCATATTGTTATAATCATCATCGTCATCGTCTACTGGTTTCCCTTCGTTCGCATCTAAACCAATTTTAGTTTTAAAATTACGCATGTCTTGTATCATATAATAGGGTCCAGCATTTCGTTCCATACATTTATTTATAATTAACGCTTTTATGTCATATGGCACTTCAGAAAATTTTAATATCCTCTTTTCTTTATACTCAATCAATGTATAATGTGAACCTGTGTATGATGCGATTATATAGTAGTCTGGTTTAAATCCTCCTTGTTTTTCTAACTCATCGTCATTTAATTGTCCGCATGATAAAACTGAATCTAAATCTCCGTCTGTATATGCGGATTCAGACATTATAATGACTTTAACATTTAATAAGCGTTCTAATGTGGATATAGCCCATGTATCAGCCCAATAATAACGTGTTTTTATAAAGTCTTTAAACTCGTCCAATGTCTTTATATCTTTCATATATTCAAACTCTTCCATTAATTGTTTAATCTCTTTTTTGTCGGCTAATTTCTGTTTATATTGGTCGATTACTCTATTTGCTTCGTCAAGTAGGTCTTTACTTTGTTCTCTTGTTATTGAACTTTTACTTCTGGATTTTAATATTTGAGCGGATTTTTTTAATCTTTTCATCTCATCTTCCGTCTCCTCATATTGACTATTAAATCCATTATACAACATTCTATATTCTTTGAATATTTCTTCATTAGCTTCAGTTGATAATAAAGCACGTAATTTTTCAACTGTGGTATTCTTTCCGGCATGTTGATACGCGTCACGTATTACAGCGAAAAAACAATCACCGCTCCCCTCATTATCTATTATATTATAATTAGTATTTTTCATATATTTTTGAATCCATAGTTGTTTTGACGAAGGTTTATAATCTCGTTTTATTTGTTCGCTCATTTCTTTATTTTCTTCTACTAACGTTTCAATTGATGGTAAAGGATCCATGATTTCAAATAGTCCATTTTCTAATTCCTTTTCTGTCTTTTCTGTAACATTCGAACGTTTTTCTTCTGGAATATCTACTGCTAATACGTCTTCTGTGTCGGAATTATCTAAGGATTCTATCTCTCCTAATACTATATCATCTTTTATTTGTATAGGTTCCAGCTCATCATCACTATCTTCATTCTCATCATCACTACTACCTTCTTCATCACTACTATCTTTTGTTTCAGATAAGGTAACATCTTTCATCATACCTATAATATAATCATCGTCTACGAAAAATATTAAATTTCCATTATCGAGTATAAAATCACCATCTTCATCCAAACTATCAATAAACCGGTTACTCTCTATTTCTACAATACCTATTCTATCCTTTATCTTATTATCTATAATCAAGTAAACTGAAAAATAAATTATGTTATGTGTTGAATATGTATGTTTTTCCTTTCCTAATGCGATTTCTATAGGAACTGTAAAATTGGTTGTTTCATATCTTGAAGAACAATGTTTTACATCTTCACTATCTATTTGTTTAGTTTCATTATAATTTATTTTGGTTGGATATATTTTTGACTTTACCATACTTATATATACTATAGAATAGTATTTTTTAATTCATTTATGTGAATTTTACAGTAACCTAAATATAGTTTGACATATGAACGCCGAACTATATTTCATATCTAATTCTTCTTAACAATATCCATCATATCCATGAATTTGAATTTGATTCTGGTAGTTAATCCTGGATAGTCGCTCACTTTACATTTCGTATAGTCAGTGATATTGGCTAATGTAATATCCCAGCTTGTATGTTCCTTTAATTCACCAATTAATTCTGAAATGAATATAAATAAATTCTCTGTCAATTCCTCTATAATGTATGTTTCAGATGCTGTTGTTTTTTTTTCATCTATTTTATCAAGTATCGCAGTTATCATTTTTAATACACATTGAATATTACATTGTTTTTTCTTGTATAAATTAATCAAAAATGTATTCATCGACCGACGGATATCATTTTGTTTATTATTTTTACAGAACCCTTCATAATCTTGTGATTCATCTACATATATAATTGTATCCAAACTATCCGTACAATCAACCATAAATTGCTCTTTACGTTCTTCAAAAATAGGATATATATTGGATAATTCAATATATAGATTTGCATACATTTCAGAATAAAATTTATTCTTAGATGCTACATCGAACAAATAGCTCGAACATTCCATTAAATATGATTCATCATTCAGACCGGATATTTCATCTAAGTATGATTTCAATAGGTCAGTCTGAGTATCGTAATTTTTTGATGATAATTTATTTAATGACCCCCGTATGTTTACCATAATTTTCTCATAATCTGTCTTCTCTACCGTTTCTTTTTGTTTAAATTCAACCACTTTTCCAGATGTCAATAGTTCTTGTTTATTATTTTTTGGTCGTTTATATCTTTTATCTTTTTGTTCATGTTCTACTATACGCGTGTTTATATTTAACTCCTTTAGTAATTTGTCGTATACAGATAACACGTCTTCGGGCAATACATGTTTATTTAAGTTTGACGCTATATCGGTAAATTGTTCGATGCTATAAGTTCTCATAATAATTAATTGATGTATATATACGTGACAATTTTTTATATTAGTTTGTCCTCTATATTTTTTTCTATTACGTTATATTATTGTAAATCATTCATAAATATAGTATAACATGGGTTTTATTCAACTATTCAATATAGCCAAACGTCCTAATATTCCTGCTTCGACGGTTGATATAAGTAATCAGAATGTACCATTATATACACCATTTCAAAGAGAACAAATACAATCATTTAAACTTCCTATATCTTATTTAGATAAGTCTACATTATATTCTCTTTCAGACATTGTATCCTCTGATTTAGAACTCATACAATCTACAAACGGTTCACACCCAGATAAATCTATGTATAACTATTTATTTAAACCATCTCACCCATTTTCACAGTTATTAATACCTAACTGGGAGAAACAGTATACAACTGATATTGATTTTTTGGAAAATACAAAAACAATTATCAATCGTTTTGATAAAGTTAGAGAACATTGTAATGATAAACTGGATTGTCATCGTATATTTGACATATGGGATACTGTCAAACAAGACGAGACATTTCTTGAACGGTACAGTTATATTGACTGGGATATTATTAGAGAATTCAATCATTCACCTTCGTTTTTACAATTTATGTCGTTTGTTAATATTTCATCTCCATTAATTAGTTTGATAATCCCATTTATATTTTTATTGTTTCCATTTGTTCTCCTTAAAATACAACGTATTCCTATTTCATTTACATCATATATAGATATGTTAAAGAACCTCGCAAAACATCATTTTATTGGGAAAACCATCTCAGCAATGCAGTCATTTGGTTGGGAAAAAATCATATATTTATTGTTTACACTCGGTCTATATATGTTACAGATTTATCAGAATGTGAATTCATGTACTCGATACTATAATAATATTCAAAAAATAAACAAACTTGTCATAGATTTACGTGAATATGCGGAGAACTCTATTATAAAAATCAATTCATTTTTAGATATTGCCGATGATTGTCATACATATAAACCTTTTTGTGAAGAAGCAAAAGGACATCGAGACCATTTGATATTATTATGTGACGAATTGAATGAAATTAAACCGTTTGAGAACACTGTCAGTAATTTCACGAATACTGGTGTTCTAATGAAGTGTTTTTATCATATATACGAGAACCCTAATTATGAAAATAGTATCAAGTTCTCTATGGGATTTGAAGGATATATAGATAATATAAATGGTATTTGTGACAATGTAAAGAATGGTAGCGTATGTTTTGCTGATTTTGATATCAATAATAAATGTGAAATAAAAGAACAATATTATCCACCATTAATTAACGAGAACCCTGTCAAAAATACATGTAACTTTGATAAAAATATGATTATATCCGCACCAAATAAGGCAGGTAAGACAACTATACTGAAAACAAGTGCTATTAATATCATATTCTCACAACAATTTGGCTGTGGTTTCTATAAAAAGGCGAATATTATTCCATATACACATATTCATTCTTATTTGAATATACCAGATACATCCGAACGGGATAGTTTATTCCAAGCAGAATCAAGAAGATGTAAAGACATTATTGATATTATTATTGAGAACAATGACACATCTCATCGTCATTTCTGTATATTTGATGAATTATATTCGGGTACAAACCCTACAGAAGCAGAACAGGCAGGTAAAGCATTCTTAGAATACATGTCTCATCATGAGAATGTAACATTCTTATTAACAACACATTACAAGAAGATTTGTAAACATTTCAAACAATCAAAATATATACAAAATTATAAAATGGATGTCAATGTTCTCCAAGATGGAAAATATGAATACAAATATAAAATTAAAAAGGGTATCTCACATATTAAAGGAGCCATCCGAGTGCTTAAGGATATGGATTATCCAGAAGAAATCTTACGCCAACTTGAATAATTTATTTAAGTCCATTGTTTGTTTACGATTATCCGAACACATAGATATACATAATACTCCTGATACAATTAAAAACGAACCGAATAAACACTCAATGTTTAACGTCGTATTAAACAACAAATATGCTACTAATAATGTAATTAACGGACACGAATAGATAATTGGTGAAACAATGGACGGGTCATTATCCTTCAATACAGTAACCTGCAGTATATTTGCTATAAATAATCCTGTTACTGACACTAAAACCACCCAACACATATCATTGAAGTCTATTTTATTGTAGTCTTCAAGTATCGATTGGTGGTTACAGCAACCCATTACAAACACACATATAAAATACGCTATAGATACAAATGCGAGTACAGATGTTGGATGATACCTATCTAATAAATGTTTATACATGATTGGTGATAACCCCCATAGGACAGCTATTAACAATGCTACTAATATATAAGTTTCCATTATACATTAGTATTATATTTACTTTATGAATAATATTATTTGTTCTCCTGTTTCTTTATGTGTTGTCACATGAACGTTTTTATTATACATTGGCAATGTTCTCTTATATGTAAAATATTTCTTAGTTATCTTATTCATATCTTCTACTAAATTTAAATTATTGGTTGTTTTCTCAGAACCATACCCAGATACAATATAACACAATCTACCCCCCGGTTGGAGAACATACTCACATAATTGTATGGTTTTTTCCCAATATTTATGTAACCAATCTTCATATGTCTTATATTTGGATGTGCTTTGATTCTTACCTTCGTATAATTCGAGACGGTAATAAGGTGGGCTGAAAAATACCACATCGAAATGTTCTCTATAATCCTTTACAAACTTAGGTATATTCATTAATTCTTCTGATGGTTTACAGTAAATATCTATCTTTTTGTCCTTATAGTTTTCTCTTGCGAATCTACTCGTCTTATCACAGACACTCTTAATAACATCGGTTCCTACATATTCAGTTACCATAGGACATTCCATAAATCCATAACAATATGAAGTCCATCCCAATGTAGGTGTAAATATTTTTGTACCCTTTAATAAACTATGATTCAATGAATATACTAAATATGGGTTCATGATGGATGCTCTGAAATAATATGATGAGAACACACTACCTAATCGTCCATTATTCATATAAAATAGAGAACTTGGGGTTAATATTTTGTAATCTATGATATTTTTAAGATATAAGCCTTTCAATACGTCCATATAAGTAGGAATGTTCTCAATACCTGATTTTGTATTTTGTAATATATCTAACATATGCATACTTCGTATTACATTTTTATACAATGGTTCTTTGTTGTTATCTAATTCATTTATTTTCATAGGTTTGAGAACATTGTGTATTTTTGGTTCCTTTATTCGTAAAGACATATTATAAAAACGCGTTAAATATTCATCTCGTTTTTTGATATGATTATGCAACACTTGTATATCATTCCTATTTATATTCTTTGATTTGACATATTCTGATAGTTTGGTTATTTTGTTTCCCGACTTTACTTGGGCTTTGTCATAAAAGGTTTCAAATGTATCATTCTGTGTTGGACTTTTAAATATATCTAAAAATTCCTTTAATGATACGTATTCTTTCATTTATAATAGGTTGATAAATAATATTTTAGTGTATATAGATAATTAAATAATTTTACGCTGAAAATGTATAAAAGTGCGAAAAAGAATTGGCTCAAGATTTTGAAATTGGACATAAAATAAATGTCCAAAATGAAAATCCTCGATGAGAAATTTTAAAACGGTTTTCTAAAATATGGGTTATGAGCGTTATGCTGTATTTTGTGTATTTTTGAGAAAAATATGTTAGCATAAAAAAATAAGTATATTACGCGGAAAATGATTTAGGCAATTTATATATTAGTAATATATACGAATTATGCCTAATAATAAACTCGCGCATAATCGCCAAAAATTTAATTGTGAACTTTGTAACTATATATGTAGCAAACAAAGCGACTTTAATAAACACTTATCCACTCGTAAACATCAAATCCTAATAAATCCTAATAAATTATCGCAAGAAGTCGCCAAAGTGTATAGATGCGATTGTGGAAAAGAATACAAACATATGTCGAGTTTATGTAACCATAAACGAACGTGTAAAATGAATACCGAAAACGTACACGAATCGGTATCAATCCAAAATGAAGATACCCGTTATGAATTGTTAACAAATACTATTTTAGAGTTAGTAAAGAAAAATGACGAATTAACATCAAGTATTGTAGAAATGTCAAAGAATATGGGTAATAATACTGTGAATAACAACACTAACATAAACAGTAATAATAAGTTCAATCTGAATGTATTTCTGAACGAGAAATGCAAGAACGCAATGACATTAAAAGACTTTGTAAAATCCATCAATATATCCATACAGGATTTCATAGAAACCGGAGAACGTGGATTCATAGATGGCATTTCAAATATCATCGTAGAACGGATAAATGAAATGGAAATCCACGACCGCCCACTCCATTGTACGGATTTGAAGCGTGAAACTGTATATATCAAAGATGACGACAAATGGGAAAAAGATGAAGATAAAGTACAGTTACGTAAGGCAGTTAAAGGAGTAGCTAACAAAAACGAACGAATGCGTCCTGTATGGTATGATTCAACCCCCGATGTGGGTATAATGGGAACCGAAAATTACGAGAAGTTCTTCAAGTATTCAGAATCATCACTTGGTGGATGTGGAAAAGAAGAAACCAGATTATTTGAAGATAAAGTAATGAAGAATGTCCTCAGAGAAGTAACAATTGATAAAGAAAAATCTATGATAAACTAAAATTTTATTCTGAATAATTTAGACATATATGTTATAGTAATGTCGTTATCGGCAACAACTGAGTTTATAAATACATGCATGAAAGCGGATAAAGCACTACGTGAAGTAGATGACGTATACAGTATGTATCAAGAAATATTAGACAAGGGGGAATTACGTAAAGACGCCAAAGCAATGGAATTTCTATCAATTTACAAATATGACATATACAATGAAGTAAGTAATTCACTTTATGGAGGAAAAAAGAAAAGATATACAAAACGTAGAAACCCAAAACGCCGAAATAAAACGCGTTCAAAAAGATAAATAGTAAGTAAAAAGGTTTATTTACTATTAGAACTTAGGTATCAGTAGTTTGTATGGTTTTAGTCTTGCGTTTATTTTTTCTTACGGTAGTGAACTCATCTGATTCACCTGCCTTTCTGGTAACATTACGTGTTTCGCACATCAATTCCCCACCAGATATACCAGTAACTGACATTGCCTTATACTCATGTGACCCAGATTCAGGCTTTACAAGTTCAAACTCTACATATTCACCCTGGACCAAATATTTATATTGTGAATTGGTTACTTTAACCGCAGTATAATGTGTAAAAATATCTTTTCCATTATAATCGCCGTCTTCACTTACTGTAATAAACCCATATCCGGCTTTATTGTTAAACCATTTAACCTTTCCGATTACTCCATTTTTAATTGTTTCTACAGTGGAACTCATAATACTATGTTGTATACATAATATTTTAATATCTTTTTATACCCTTTCTCGCATGTATAATTATATGAAGTAATTATATATTTACAAAATGCCTATGCGCAAGATGATGTCAATTGTGTTTTTATTATTAGTATTAATAATATCTTTAGGGGTAAGTGGGTACATGAATTCAGTCAATAGTTTAAAGGAGGGATTAGATGAGGAACCCCCCACACCAGAGGGAGAAGAACTCCCAGCAACTGAGGGAGAAGAACCCACCGCAACTGAGGGAGAAGAATCTACATTTGATGTAACTCCAATGGAGGGTGCGTGTGCTGAAACAATGACTAATTATAAGTAAACAAGTCTAAAATGGCTTCATAATTAGGTTGTTCTTCATATTTCAGATGGTATACATATTTTAAATAATTTTGTAAGTTATGGTCGTCACTGGTAGAAGTAAAATCAATAGCAGATATTTGTTTCATCTCTTGTCGTAATATGTTTTTATAATGATATATACTTGTTTCGTCGTATTCATCATTAACGCCCATATCATCACCAATATTTTCCCATGATAACTGTTTCTCATGTAAAAATAGATACAAATACCCAAGAGAAATAAGGTCATCTCGTCTGGATGGTATAGCTCCAGTATGAATATTATAACTAACATATTTTGGACTCCCTATAATATGTTCGCTACAATCATCAGGTACATGTTCTCCGTCTTCATCAATAAAAATGGTAGAGAATCCAAAATCGATTAAATACAATTCCCCAGATTTAACCATAATATTTTGAGGCTTTATATCACGATGTATAACACTATTATCGTGTACTGATTTCAAAATTGTTACTAATTGATATATAATAGAGCTTATTTTAGATACAGATAAATTTCCCTTGGTAATAACATAATCATACAAAGAACACTCATATAATGTCATTACAAGGCAGGTATAATGGTTATGTATACCAAACCAAGAAACAGCAGGTATATTGCGTGTATCTCGTTCATATAGATATTTAAGTATAGTTGTTTCGTGGCGTAGTAATTTAATATTCGTATTTGTATCTTCAAATTTGATAGCTACTTCAGTATTACTTTTGTAGTGTTTCCCTTTATAAACCGAGCCAAAATTACCAGTACCCAATCGTCCACATATATTATATTTTTTTCCTATTAATTCATTCATCTACTATTTCTAATGCAAAATGTTTATTATATTTACGTAATATATAGTATTCATAATGGTATCACATAGGATATTGGATAATGTAACAGACATAATAGGTAAATATTATGGAATATTACCGATGATACTATTAATATCATACGGACTCATATTTATAGGTGTAATCTACATTACTCCTGAATATTTATATAGGTTTAAAACCATGATGCAAGTGTTGGTTTGTATATTTTTAATTTATAGATTTCATCCTTATCGTAATCACGTACTACAAAAATATGACGCAAAAATTATTTTTAGCAGTGCGATGTTTTTATTAGTTAATATAAGTGCTGTAGCAGTAGCAAATCAGATAATAACACCAATTGACGATACGTTGACGATTGCGTCAGACCTTCCATTAGATGAATTGGTGAATGTAGTGGAAGTAATGTAAATGATATGAAGATATAACTTTGTATCATTAGAATATAGAATGGAAAAACCAGATAGTATGAATATTAATCAAATATTCGAAGATGCCTTAACCGACCCTTCCTTATTATCTACATTGGATATAGACAATTTATTAGAATCGATTGAAAATACAAAAAATGATTATCTGGATAATAAAACCACGAGTGATATAACAAGTGAAATACAAGACAAATTGAATGAGATAGGATTATCCGATGACGAGAAAGAAATAATAATAGTAAAATTAAAAGAATATAGGTTTGTAGATGAAATACATGAATTACATAAAGGAAAAATGGTAAGATGGATACGAAATGGAACAAACCGATTAACGAATGGAGGTATTGTAACAGACATAAAATTTTTAGATAATGGAGTCCATGTTCTATGCATGAATAGTCAGAGAAGATTTATACAGTATAAATACGATGATTGTTATACATTTCAAAAAATGAATGTTGAAGAACAACTAATACTTATGGCATATGAAGAATTATCGTAAATTTTTACGAGTAATATGACCTATATTGAATTTTTTTTTCTGGGTTCGTCTACGTTTCGTAGTTAAATAAAAAAATTCCTTTAAATGATACATTATTTTTTGTGCGACAATAATGTCACGTTTTAAATCTCGAATCAACGGATTTCCATTTGTAATATGATTACGCGTTAGAAAATAATCAGCTATAAATTTATGAAGAACATGTGGTTCATTCGCAAGAGTATTATAAATATCGGAATTCACAAATCGTTTTATAATATCTTGAGTAGATAAATGATGAGTATATGAATATGGTTGAATATAATAAACACGGTCAGATTTCATATTTTTATATTCATAATTATCTATAAAACATATCTCCGTTTTTACAGGGAGCAACGTACATTTAATAAAATCAGAAAAAGTTTTTGAAGTACTTGTTCTGTTTGGTTCTATTCTTGTATTGCCGATTCGAAACGCTCGTATGATTTTATCAAAAATGGGCGTACTTGTCTTTAATTTATAGTCAAAATAGGAGGAAATTAAATCTACCCAATTATATTTACATTGATTGTTTGTATATATGAAAATTTGTTTGCATTGTCCGGACTTTTTCTTTTGTATTAAAAATTCAATAATATGTTCTATGCCATATCTTAAAAATTCGGGATATAAATCTAATAGGTTATTAAAGTCAACCGGAACATATTTTTTTGTAAAATGTTGTAATGCCGACCATAATATTTCTAAATCAGTAAAAGAACCCATGGTTTCATCCATGTCAAATGCGATTACCCTACCATTTGTTTTCGTTCGTTTTTTATTATAATATTTTCCTTTATATAATTGTATTTCGGTTACAGTTTCTTCGTCATATATCATATACAGTAATTATTGATAAAAAGGAACTCATATATATTTATCAATAGGATTTTTATTTGCCAGTAGAACCAAATCCACCACTTCCGCGTTCAGTAGTATCATCTATGTTATCAACTACTTGAATATAAATCGGACACAATGATGGATGACAAATCTGAAGGAGTCGTGTATATTGAATAACAGTATATGACGTATCTTCACCAGAAGGTAACCACCTAAATGCCCCAATAAGATTTCCTCTATATCCAGAATCTATGACCCCAGTATGATTAGCAAGCATTAATGGGGTCTTTGAAATACTTGAACGAGGATGTGTATAGAAACCGCAGCCAATTAACGACATATTTGTTGTGTCATGATAAACCATCTTTGTTTTTATCTGCATATCAATAAATTTAGATTCAAAATGCTTATTAAATATGACATCATCGGGAACATACAGGTCTACTCCAGAATCAGGATAAACTGATGTAAACATTTTGTTGTTATGTGCCTGACTTAGAGAGAAGTATTTCTGACGTAATTCGGAATTATCCGTACTAATATATAGGATAGCATAATTCGGCACACTATTCGACGGGAGTAATTGTTTTCGGTATTTTGCTACTTCTTCAATCGTGTAATATAAGCCATTATCAACGTCGGACATGATTATAATAATATACATGATTTACGTCTATATTATTTCAATAAAATTTATTTCATCTGCTTAAATTGTTTCCACGAAATAGCTTTCCCTTCAGACATGGGCTCTTTCTCATGTTCCTTATCAATATTCTCTAATCTTTTGGTAGCACTATCAACATAAAGCTCCTTTAATATTTTTCCGACCATAACTGAACCTTCGTGTTGGTCGACATTAGAATCTTCAATCAGTTTTAACACAGTAAGGAGTTTAGTCATAATAGTTAGGTCTAATTCGTCCTTGACGAGTTTGTTGAAAATATCAGTATAATTAGCATACAAAAATTTACATTCGTTCTGACATAGCACAATAAAGTCGTCATTTTTGTTATTTTTCATATCGACATGAGTATTTTTTAAAGTATCTAACTTGCGAATATCATCCCTCATCAATACACTATGTTTAAGACGACGAATATTGTCTGTGTTATCATCACAATCTGATTCATTAATCATCTTTTTCAAGTTAAGGCGTTCATCGTTGGTTAATACTGACATTACTATATATTGTTTATTATTGAGTTTTTATGTCGGTTTATGACAAATAACTTTAGTACGCAAAAAAAGTGTATGTAGTATGTATAAAATGAATTGGGGATATATCTTTCTTGCTGTGATAATATACATAGTTATCGTTGGTTGTTTATGTAGTTCTATACGGGTAGTACCTTATACAAAGGGTCTTTCATATACGAACGTATCAGAGAACTTTGATGTCAGAAATGCTACAAATAATTTTGCTACTTCTTTGGGAGTAGAGCCTGAGCCGGTGTTATGTAAAAAAGTCCACGGTTTCAAAGATTTACAATGCTGTCCTAACGCTAAGTCACAAAAAATAGATCCTTTTGGTTTATCAAAAGGAAAACCTGATTGTGATGGAGTAGGATTATTTAACTCTTCTGGACCATTATGTTTAAATGAGAACCAACGTAGATTATTAAAAACCCGTGGAGGTAATATGGAATTACCTGACTCACAAATTGGTCCATAAACGATTTTATACCATATCAAATGTTATGTTATAAAATTGATTTTTTTATATAACTTATATAGTCACAATAATTAATACAACCAAGTCAAAATGACAATTACTCGTGATACAAAATTTAAATTAGCGTTTGATAATTTCATAAAAGATGTAATCGGGATTACCGATTATGATTTGGAAAATCTTACAAAAAATAAATCAGAATCCAGACATATATATCGCTTTAGTATTCCAGAACAAACAACGGTGATTGGATTTATTGACCGTAATGGAGATACACATACATGGAATGATATAGAAGATACACATACATGGAATGATATAGAAGATATGGATATGTCAAATGATGAAGTATTGAAAACTGAATATATACCAGAAAAAGAAACATTTGAAACACAATTTGCTACTACGTTCGACCCATACAAAGATGAGGTAACAATTCAGTCGTTGTTACCCGGACGACCACCTTATATATACGGCAAAAGTTATGTTGGTATAGATAATTGTGAAGTGAATGATGAAACTGGTGACTTAGAAGGTAAAATATATGTGGTATATCATAAAAAACATATTCCTTATTATGTAGAACCAGACGATGGTGTATATGAAAAGAAATATAGCCTACTACTTTGTAGGTTTAATAATGTTCGAACTAAATTAAACAATGCCTACAATGATATAGATGAAATACAAGACGATTTGTTATATAATGAGCGTCAACTAAGGAAGGCTAAACGAGTATTATACCGCGAAACAAATAATCACACATTGAGTGAAAACAATCTAATTAATAAACTGCATGCTGCGTATATAAAGTCTGATATAAAAGAAGAATGCCCGGTATGTTACGACACTATTGAAAATGAAAAATTAATAATTCCAAGATGCGCCCATTATATATGCGATTCGTGTCATCCGCGATGCGATGAATGCCCTATATGTCGTATGAGTTACACGCCTATGGGTGGTGTATAAAATACACATCAATCGAAAAAATGTATACATTGTATTTTTTATTCGACTTCTCTCCATGTCATACTTTCTTCCTCGGATTCTACATCAGACAAAAGAGGGGGATACGGTCTATTCCAGTTATGTAATATTTTGCATAATACACACATAGACATAATAGAAAGAGATACGCACATTACCGCCAAAAGAAGTGAGACAAATTTTTCCATATAGGAAGTGTATACAGTAATCTTTATGTTTTTTACATGTTTACACCACATTGATTACAATATGTAATTTTTTGTGAGATTTCAGGTGTAATATCAATATAATCTTCTATTATGTCTTCATGTTTGCAATTTCTTTTTAAATAGTGGTTAATTGAAGATAAGATTGCGTTATATTCGGTTGTTCTCTGTTCTGTAGCTAACCGCTCAACGTGGATTTTTGCTTCAGCCATATGTAATATATCTTCAGATGGCTCCATGGTTACTATTATAAGATATGTGAACTTTTTATATTATTGTATTATTGCATAAATAGCATAAAGTTTTATGAATATATTATTATATTCAAATGGCATCATCTATCAATGGAATGAGACCAAAATCTGAAAATTGGTCGGTAGAACAACTCGTGAATTTAATTAATCAAAAGCGTATTCGAAATCCGAAATGTCAACGAAGAAAGAAATGGGAAAAACAACCCATTCCCAATTCTAAAAAATCAAATTATCATGATTATATAAAATTTCTGTATGACACATGTTATTCCGTAGAAGCAATAACTATTGCGAAATATATTGAAGATAAAAACGAAATATATGTAAATATAGATGGTAATAATCGTATAAATGCTATAGTATATTTTTATAATCACCCATTAGACATATTCCGTAATAATTTTCATGAACTTCGTTATTCGGGAACTAAGCATAGTGCTTTTATAGATATGTTATCAAATATAGATTATCCCACCTTCATGGGAATAAGAAGAATGACTCGTTATATAAACCGTTTAAAAAATGAAGACTTAAGTATTTACTGGAAGAGTCTGGACGATGAAATGATTGAATATATTGAGGATGAAGTTGAAATAGTACAATCTGTATTAAAAATATCTGGGGGGGAATTTTTCCATACCAATGTTTTTATGAATCTGGTGATATTTAATAATCCATCAACCGACCAATTATCTCAAATTTTTGCAAATATTAATATGAATAGTAATCCATTATCGTCGAATGATATATTAGCAGCAACCCTACTATGTGCAAATGAGTTTAATCTGGATTTTAATCCGGTTTTAAAAACAAATCTACACAAACAATTGGATACATATTACAACGAACGTCAAGAAGATGAGATATTAGAATGCTATCATCCAGATAGTAGTGTTGAAAAAATGAATGGGACGGAGTTTTTGATTTCATTTCAAAACTACTGCAGTGAAAAATATCAACTAATACCTAATTTTGATTCAGATACAAACGATAGTATAGGTGTATTTCATAAATTATTTGATTTAACCAATGTGTTTTACGGATTACAACCGGATAATTTTACAACAGATAACATACAGAATTTCAGCGAATCAATTATAAAATCATTGGAAGTATTAAGTTCTATTGTGAATAAAATATGCCCTTCGACAATTGATTTATATCATTTCAAACAAGATTCGCAATTAACCTTGAAAAAGACACCATTAATCGTATTAATTGTAACCACGATTAAGCTATTGGAATTGATGAACGATAATAAAATATCTGAAAAGGAGGTACATAATATATTAAAACGAACAATATGCTACCATTATTTATTAGATTATCTACCCAAAGACAAACGCGATAAATATATAGTGAATGATGATATTCGTTGTCAAGTGGGTGGTAAAGCAATTCAAACCAAAGTTAATAGTATAATACAAGCCCCCGACAAAGTAGGACAGACTATTACAGACACACGAATGACGTCATTGTTTAAAGACATAGTAGAATTGTATAATCAACCATATAAATATGAGGACCGTCCAAAACGTCGTCGTGTATTATCATTTCCTTATAGATTGTTATTAAGTTTATACTACAATAATAGAGTTCCATATGTTTATACTCAAAAGAAACAGAATATAGACCATGTGTTCGTATTTTCATCTAACTGGGAAAATGACAATAAAATAGATTTGGACCGCATTGGTAATTTGATATTGATTGATGGTGAATTGAATAACAAGAGGAGTAACAATTCTATTCAATATTATTATGATACTGTACCTGATTTGATGAATTGTTTGAACTATCCAAATATAGAAAGTTACAATAGCGTAGTAACGCATGATAAGAAATCTGTCACAATTCAAGACACTGAAAAATTTAAAAAAATAACGAATAATATAGAAAATATGTATATTGAGAATGCGGTAAAATGTATATTTGATATGTAAAGCGTATATTTGTATTGTTTATTCATCTTCATCCTCACTTTCATCACATCCATTGCCACATAGGTACTCTCCGGTTCCCTTCATTTGAACTATATCATCTTCTTTACCACATAAGTCACATCCACCTTTTTGATTATTAGGCTCTTCTTCAATAAACAATATATCATTGAATCCATTGTTGTCAAAATACCCATCACATAAGTTACATTTTAGATATTGACCTCTTGGTTCATATTCTTCTTCATTTTCCTTATCAAAATCTTCATCATCCGGATATCTTTCACAATCCGTATTTTCACATAATTTATATGTGGGTTCGTCTTGTACTTTGCTGGATGGGTTCATTATATACGATAATAATTATAATCATTATTCGTGTATTGACTGTATTTCAATTTTATCACATTCGCGAAAAATAAAAAGAGGTATTACCCCCCCCCCCCCCCCCCTTTTATTTTTTAGTCATTATCTTCTTATGTGACTGAAGCAGCTATCCATACATATATATTCTCCTGTTATTTTATTTTGAGATACACCATACACATTACCACATAGATGACAACGAGCCGATCTATTTTGTAAATGATAACAGTTGGGTTCTTCTTCAACAAATAATATATAATTCTTATCTTTCATAGTAAAATATCCATCGCATATCTTACATTTTTGCCATTCACCTCTTGGCACATAGTTTGTTTCATCATCCTTATCAAAATCTTCATCATCCGGATATCTTTTACAATCATTATTTCTACATAATCTATATGCGTGGCTTGATGTTTCCATTATGGTAAAATAATAAATATTTTTACTATACATAACCTATAATTCAATTTTCCTTTTCAAGAAAAATAAAAAAGAGGTATTACCCCCTTTTTATTTTTTACACACTGGAATTCTATTTTACAATCTATAATTTACACGTACATTGCTAAGAAACTTTGATTTTGCTGTTGGTCGTTCTTAATAAGAATATCAGCTTCCTTTGGATTCACAGTGAATGGGAAAGATACATCTAATTTAATATCCTTGTCGAACAATGGTGTATCCTTTTTCATAAGTCTAAATAGATTTAATTTGGTATGAATAATTTCCAAACATCTCTTCAGATTTCTAACACCATCTTCATTCTTAGTTATATTCTCACATGATACAATATGTTTGATAGTTTCGTCTGGAATAATCACATCTTCTTCGTTAAAATTGACTTGTTCACGAATCTTGGGAAGGAGATACTTTCGTGAGATAATCACCTTCTCAGCAGCATCATACCCCTTGGTTTGAATACGATACATTCTATCGCGAAGAATAGGATTGACCTTACTTTCGTCATTATAACTGAAGATAAATAGACACTTACTTAGGTCGAAATTCACTTCAGAGAAGTACTTATCGTGAAATTCACTGTTTTGAGAAGTATCTGTCAAATGAGTTAGAATGCCAATAATTTCTTCACCGCGAGGAGTATCACTCACCTTATCTAACTCGTCAAAGTAAATAACTGGGTTCATTGACTTGCTATCAATTAATGTTTGTACGATTTTTCCCCAACTACTTCCCTCATATGTGTATGAATGACCTTCCAAGAAACTACTATCACCAGTTCCACCGAGAGCAATGAAAGCAAAGTCGCGTCCAAGGATTTTACTAATACCTTCCTTCACAAGTGTTGTCTTACCCGTACCCATAGGACCTTTAATAGCAATCGCAGTACCCATCGCAGACGGATTGGAAATCCATTGTCCTACCATTTGCATGATTTGAAGCTTAGCGTCATTTAATCCATATACACAGTTATCAAGAGTTGTAATAGCATTATCCATATATTCATGACACGCATCAATACCATCTGCCATTGAAATAGATAGATTACGGTAAATTCCAAAAGGAATACGCATGAAGGTATCTACCCAGTTCTTCACTTTAAAATACTCATTATCTCCAACTTCCATCGATTTCAACATACTTAACTTTTGCATGGCGACTGCCTTGAACTTAGCAGGCATATTTGTATCAAGAAGAGCTAATCTATATGGTTTCTCAATATTCGTATGTGAGTTAATTTCCTTCAAGTGTTTCATAACGGTAAGCTGCTCCTTGTTCGAAAGCTTCTTCTTGAAATAATCAATCTCATTTGTTTGCTTTTTGTCGGCATGAATTAGCTTATGATAATTTTTAGCATTTGTAACACGTGTGTTCTTCACCAGGTCTTTAATTGACTCGTCATACCCCTTGATAGCTTTTAGTAAAACCTTGCTCTTAGGGTTATTGTTGAGTTTTTTCAACGTAGTATTCTTCAAATCAATCAATTCAAGGTAATCTTTTTCGGCATCTGCTAATTCAACCTCTTCTTCTGTTGTATCTTTCTGTTTGGTTTGTTTCTTAGACTTCTTGTTTTTCTTCTTCTTTTCATTGTCAGGAAGTGCTAATTCTTGGTAATTCTCTTTCATAAATGTTTTCTCATCTTCACTATCGCATTCAACATCGTCATCGTCTTCATTGTATTCTTCATCATCTTCATCCCCTTGTCCGTCTACCAACAGAATGTTATAAAATCCATCACCAGCGTCCTCATCTTCGTATTCTTCAGAATCATCATCATATTCTTCTTCAGATGAAGATTCATGTTTGCGTGATTTCTTATGTTTTCCTTTGGATGAACGCGATTTGTCAGTATTTTTCTTACTTGTGTATTTTTGTTCGAGTTTATCAGTTGTTTTTGCACGCTTATTCATATACTTTGACGGGAACATCTTAGAAACAAGTTTTTGTATTTCACCGCGACTAATTGAAGGTCCTTCTTCCTCACTTTCTTCGTCGCTTTCTTCATCACTGTCTTCGTCGTCATCTTCCGTCTCTTCAATATCTTCCTCTTCATGCTTTCTATGTTTTTTAGGAGGTTCATATGTAGAATCGCTTTCAGATTCCCATTCGACTTCTTCGCTGCTTTCCGAATCAGAATCTGTGGACTTACGTAGTTTCATCTTGGAAGACTCCTTCTTATTTCTGGTCTTCTTAGATGAAAGTTTCTTGTCAATATTGGCTGGCATTGTATTAGGTTTAATCTAATCTTTAAATAGTTATGATAAATAGTATATGAAATTAGTTTTCAATTTTTTACATAAAATTGAAAAGAAGGATATAAAAATATAAACAGTATAATTATAGGGTTAATTGCAAATATGACCGAACCTAAACAACCTTCTCGTATCATTGGGGTACAGTTTAGTATGTTATCACCTGAAGAAATTCGTAAGAATTCAGTGGTAGAAGTTACGACACGTGATACATACATAAACAACAAGCCCGTTCCGAATGGTTTATTTGATTCTCGAATGGGCGTATTGGAACCAGGTATAATTTGTCCGACGGATGGGTATACCTATATTGATACCCCGGGTTACTTCGGGCACATTGAGTTGGCGCGCCCGGTATTCTTCATTCAGCATATCAAAGAAATAATGAAAATCAGTAAGGTAATATGTTATAAATGTAGTAAGTTACTAATCAATAAAAACGACCACAAACACGTACACAACATGCCGTCTGACAAAAAATGGAGCTATGTATATAATACTGCGTCAAAGGTTAAGCGGTGTGGAGAATTATCTGAAAATGGTTGTGGATGTAAACAACCAAGTAGTATAAAACTTGAAGGTATGGCTACAATTATGGCAACATGGGACAAAGTAGAGGCTGAAGATGGTGGTGAATCGACTTCCGTTCAACTTCGTCTGACCCCTGAGATTATCGTGAAAACTTTTCGTCGTATTTCGGATGAAGATGTATCGTTTATGGGGTTCAGTCCATTGTGGTCTCGTCCTGATTGGATGGTTTGTCAAGTGTTACCTGTTCCACCACCTTCTATGCGTCCCTCGGTAAAGCACGACGCACAACAGAGAAGTGAAGATGATTTGACGCACATTTACAGTAACATTATCAAGTATAATCGTGATTTGTCTGATAAAATTGCGAATGAGGCTTCTACGAATGTGATTGAAGGCTTATCCACGCAGCTCCAGTATTTCATTGCGATGATTGTGAATAATAAAGTCAAGGGAGCGGACAGTTTGCGACAACGTTCCGGACGTCCTTTACAGTGTATTACTGGGCGTTTGAATAGTAAGGGTGGGCGTATTCGTGGTAATCTTATGGGTAAGCGTGTTGATTTCAGTGCGCGTTCTGTTATTACAGGTGACCCCAATTTGTCTATCCGACAATTGGGTGTTCCCATGAAGATTGCCACAAATATTACCAAACCTATTACAGTGAATGACCGCAATCGCGACTTCTTGATGAAACTCGTTCAAAATGGTCCGGAAGAATATCCCGGTGCCAAGATTCTTGAACGGAAAAATGGTGAAAATATTTCACTAAGGTACGTAGACCGACTTTCTATACGTCTTGAAACTGGAGACATCGTTCACCGTCATATGATGGATGGGGATGCCGTTCTCTTTAACAGACAACCCAGTCTTCATAGGATGAGTATGATGTGCCACATCGCCAAGATTATGAAGAAGGGTGACACATTTCGTATGAATGTTGCAGACACAAAACCTTACAATGCCGATCGACTATTTGTAAAATTTCGCAAAAATTTATCAAGGTTGGCAACAGGGGGCCTTAAAAGGGTGCTACCTCCTAGTCGTTGTTTATAACAACGGCGACATACCTTGTTGTTCTGGGACGTCCTTAGAGCCTTAACTACCACCCTGTGATGGAAACGTCATAAGGGGAACACGGTTAGTAGCCGTACCCAATGGTAATAATGTTAAGGATTGGATAATCAGCAGCGTTACTGTCTAAGTCCGTTATGATAGGATATGACAGGCGTTCAGAGACTGAACGGGTATGGGTGAATGATGATAGCCTAATCAGCTTGAGTTTGCTTAAGATACAGTCCGGTCCACTGGGAAACCTTTGGAGTAAACCGTTTGATGGGGATAGATTTTGTCCCAAACAGGTGACCGCCCAATAAGTTGTAGATATACTTATTGGGGAAAACGGTGTAAGTTCTACTGGTAGGTGTATTTCGCATAGGTACATTTTACTGATATAATCATCTAGTCATTCTTTAAAATAATAATATAAATATAACTCGCTCTCTATAATAAAATAAAAATGATATTAGATATTGGTGAAAAAGATAAAGTTGTTGGTGAAATATATAAAATGACTAATACTACAAATGGAAAGATTTATATAGGTCAAACACGTAGTCATAGGTTAAACCATAATAAATATAGACCATTTGGATATTTGGGAAGATTCAAAGACCATATTAATGAAGCATTTTCAAGCAAAAAAAAACAAAGTAAATGTTTGAATTCAGCTTTAAGAAAATACGGTCAAGATAGTTTTACTTGTGAATTAATTCATACTTGCGAAGTGAGTGAGTTAAACGAACAAGAAGAACAATATATCATTGAATACAATTCAAAATATCCAAATGGCTATAATTTAACAAATGGTGGTAAAGCTTTTACTGATGTAAGTGGAAACTTTTATTGGAGAGAAGAAATACCTCTACCTCCAAAAGTTTCAAAACCTCAACGTAAAAGTGACTATACAAAACAGTTGATTTCTGAACGGTTAAAATCAGTTCTTGATAATGAAGAATGTCGAGAGAAACGGATGAAACTAACTCAGAAACAACATTTGACAAAAAAATATGACATATTCAAAGATGTAGTAATAGTAGACGACGATATTGATAGTTACATTCGGGTTATCAAAAATAATACGAATAATACTGAATATATCCGTATTGTCATTGATAAAAAACGAACAGCTTTTGTAGGGAAACACGAACCAATAGATAAAATAAAAGAACGAGCGAAAAAATTTATATTAGATTTAAAAGAGTGGCAACGTAGCCAAACTTGACGGGGACCTCTTTAGAGCCCATACTACCACCCTGTAATGGAAACGTTATAAGGGGAACACGGTTAATAGCCGTACCCAATGGTAAAAAAGTATGGGATTAGACAATCCGCAGCCAAGCTCCTAAGTCCGCTATGATAGGATATGGAGAAGGTTCAGAGACTAGACGGTTACGGGTCTTAAATGAAGGTTTAATCAACCGGATAAGGCACAAGGTATAGTCCGTCCCCTTAGGAGACTTTGGGGGTTTTGACAGCATATACGCAGTCAAAAAACAATGGAGATGAATATGCATGCCCCACAAAATGTGTTGGCAGAAACAGAATTAAGGCATTTAGCAGCGATTCCATATCAAGTAATAAGTCCTGCTGGAAATGCGCCGATTATCGGTATTTATCAAGACTCTTTGTTAGGGTCTTATCGTTTTACCCGCCCGAACATTTCATTCACGCCTCGTGATGTGATGAATTTACTGATGATGTATTCAAAGGTAGATACGGCGGCACTTCGCGAATTAAGCGAAAATAACAGCGGAAAAATCAAAAATTTCGATGTTCTAAGTCAGATTATGGCTCCATTAACATTGAAGTTTAAGACAAAGTTATGGGATGAAGATGAAGAATATGCGACATCAAATAACGTGTTAGAAATCCGCAATGGAAAGTATATTCGCGGACAAATTGAGAAGTCTGTATTAGGTTCTTCCACAAAAGGTATTATTCACAGAACGTTCAACGATTTTGGAAATATGTCTGCTTGTAATTTCATTGATGACCTTCAAAACGTTATCACCGAATACATGAAGTCAAGCGCATTTAGTGTAGGAATTAGTGATTTGGTTGCTAATAGAAAAACACAAGACTCCATTATTCACGAAATCGCAAAACAAAAACAAGAAGTTCAATCCCTCATTGAGAAAGTCCACAAGGGAACTTTTGAAAATAATACTTCTCATACGAACAACGCACAATTTGAAACCAGTGTGAATAACATCTTGAATAAGGCAACCGAACAAGCTGGTAAAATCAGTCGTAAATCTCTTGCCAAAGACAACCGTTTCGTGATGATTGTCAACTCAGGTTCAAAGGGTACTCTCATCAACATTTCTCAGATGATTTCTTGTTTGGGTCAGACCAATGTTGATGGAAAGCGTATTCCATATGGTTTTGAAAACCGAACTCTTCCTCATTTCAACAAGTATGACGATTCTCCAGGTGCTCGTGGTTTCATTGAGAATTCCTATATTTCTGGATTGACAGCACCCGAATTGTTCTTCCATGCGATGGGTGGTCGTATTGGTCTTATTGATACTGCGGTAAAGACTTCTCAGACTGGTTATATCCAAAGAAGATTAATCAAAGGTCTGGAAGATTTAAAGGTAGAATATGATATGACCGTTCGTAATAACAAGGGCAAAATCATCCAATTCGCCTATGGTGATGATGGGTTTGAATCTACTAAGGTTGAAAATCAAATAATTCCACTTGTCGGTATGACTTTGGAAGAAATCTATCTTCACTACGATATTGTTGGGTCTAACGACCAGAAGACAGAAATAAATAAGGTATTCGCCAAGGGAGCTGTTACAAGAACACGAAAGCAGGCAAAAGAAACAAAGGATAAATGTAAGGCATATATTGAAAAGACAATTAAAAATCGCGATGACGTAGTAAAATCAGTATTTAAAAATAAAAATGATAATGGGGTCAATGTTCCTGTTGCTTTTCAGAATACAATTGCTAATATCCAAGGACAACTTCAATTGAATTCTAACACAATTGTGGATATTACTCCTCTTGAGGCATTTGAGTTGATTGAAGAGTATTTCAACAAGCTTAAATTCGGATATGTTGCTCCAAGCCCTCTTTTTGAAATCCTATATTTCTTCTACTTAACTCCTAAGGATTTGCTTATTAATAAGAGATTCCATCGTAATGCGTTAGTCATTCTTTTGGAAAATGTCGTATTGAAATACAATCAGGCTATCGTTCATCCAGGAGAAATGGTAGGGGTTATTGCGGGTCAATCAATTGGTGAACCGACTACACAACTCACTCTTAATACTTTCCATTTAAGTGGTGTAGCATCTAAGTCGAATGTAACTCGTGGTGTGCCCCGTATTGAAGAGATATTACGTCTTACTAAAAACCCTAAGCATCCTTCATTAACTGTTTACTTGAACCAAGTTGACGAACAAGACCAGGATAAGGCAAATCAATATTCAAACATGTTAGAACATACCAAACTGGTGGATGTAGTAAAATCCGTACAGATTTGTTTCGACCCGAATGATAAATCTACGAATATAATGGATGATTCTACAATGTTAGAAGAGTTTTATGAATTTGAAGAAATGATTGATGAGTGTAATGGTGATAATGAAAATGAAACACCCAAATCAAAATGGATTATCCGTATTGAAATGGATACCGAGACCCTTCTTGATAAGAATATTACTATGGATGATATTCACTTTGCTATTACAAATAGCCATGGTGACGAAATCTCGTGTGTATATTCTGATTACAATTCAGACAATCTGGTTTTCCGTATCCGTCTCAATGAGAAAATCCTCAAGGGAAAGAAACCATTAAATGGCATTGCTGATACATTAGACCAATCTGATGATATTTACATGCTTCGCATTTTCCAAGACAATCTATTAAATAATATCGTTCTTCGTGGTATAAATGGTGTCACTAATGTGTTACCCAGAAAGTTACAAAACTCCGTAGTCAAGGAGGATAGTAACTACGTTCACAAGGACATTTGGATTATGGATACAACAGGAAGTAATTTAATGGAAACACTGGCATTGGATTTCATTGATTCCAATAGAACATTTGGTAACGATATTAAGGAAGCATTCAGTGTTTTAGGTATTGAAGCCGCCAGACAAATCATCTATAATGAATTTGTTGAGGTCATGGAATTTAGTGGTGTATATATTAACTATCATCATCTCAGTCTTCTTTGTGACCGTATGACATCCACCGAGAATATGGTTTCCATCTTCCGTTCGGGCATTTTGAATGATGATATTGGACCTATTTCAAAATCTACATTTGAAGTTCACACGGAAGTATTGTTGAACGCTTCACGACATGCTGATTTCGACCACATGCGTGGTGTATCCGCAAACGTGATGATGGGACAAATGGGTGTGTTTGGTACTGGTTCATTCCAAGTAGTTTTGGATATGGAACAAATGAAGAATATACCAACCGCGGATGTAATGAAGAAAGATAATGATAAAGAAATAGAAAAAATGTTTGGTTCTTTGGAGGATAGCAGTGAAGTATGTTCTAAGAACAATGTGACAATTAAAAATAATTTAGATGCGATTAAAAATAGTGACATGGGCGTATGTGATGATGGTTATGATGCTGGATTTTAGATAAAACGTAAAATATAAAAACTAATAGGTTTTGATTTGTAACAAATTATGTAAACTCAGATTTATTCATAAAGAATAAAATAAATGTCATAAATTACAGGGTAATCCACTTGATTAAATATTACAGCCTATACTGATATGTAATATTTATTTAACAATTTATCGTCATGGTATACTTATATGACAAAATAATAGTTGTTTAATATTCGGTATCAAAAATAAATATTTGATTTAATGGTGAAATGCCATTATATTCGCTTAACGTATCAACCAGATGATAATTATTAGCACGAAAACAAACTAACCGATTAAAAACGTTACCTATATAATCTACTTCTTCCCATTTTGTCAAATCAAACCGTTCTTTTTCTGTTAATTTCATTTCAATATTTCTTAAGTAAGTATTAGGATAATTACTATTAGACGAGATACTATTGTGCTTATATAATTTAATACCTGTAGTATTATTAGTATTAGGTGTTAGAAATACGATACCGACCCACGTATTTTGCAGTCTTTCAGAATTTAATACATTTATCATCTGTTTTTTATTGCTAGGCATAAAAAAAGAACCATTTAATGTATCATTTGTATTTGATAAATCAAAAGACGTAATATTTCCAGCTAATGGATATACTATACGTTGAAATATCTCTTGTAATGCGTGTGACGAAAACCCAGATGTTGATTGACAAGTTAAAGAATATTTATCAAAGATGGAACAATTACATGTTCGGTCAAAATATGTTTGTTTTATCGCGAATTCATATACATCTAATGGATTTGTATAAAAATTATCAACTACAATGGATGACGTATACATAATATGATATACAATATATCTTTATAGAATATAACTTTATATAATTTATAATTTCTACTTTTGAAGATACTCTATACCGATGAATCTATGGTTGGTATATAGTATTTTTGTTATCAAAAACTACTTAAAGTTGTCTCACGTTAAGTGAACAATAGTAAATGGACCGTCCATCAGAATACAATATATGGGATATAGACTTAAATACTGATACATTAAACGACAATTATATAACTACCGACAATATTACAAATACAGTGTTATGTCTAATAAAATATTTAACAACAACAAATACGACGTTCATATTAGATACTGACAAAAATGAATTTTCACTTGTTGAATTGTTTTTATATAATATTTCTGAGTTTCATATAAATAGATTAAACAATGAAACCAAAGAACAAAAAAAATATTATCCAGTATTTTGGAGTAAAACTAAATCATATACAACGCCACACATACATACTCACATAGATCATTGTGATTATGAGAAATTAATATATCTGTCTGAAGACAACGCGCCGACATGGACTACAATTACATACTTTACAGACAATAATAATACACCAACCTTATTAACAGATATAACACGACATATGTGTAATAATAACAAATTTAATCATAAACTAAATAAAAAGTTGCTACTTGTATTACCTCGTATACTAAGACACTTCGGTTTTACTGGTGGAACCCATTTACATGGTGAAGGATACCTGGATAATACAGGTGAGATTGAGAGACAGACATTAGTATTAACTCTATGGGAAACTCCACCACTTATGTCACCAATATTTAATAGCGATATATTCTACGCTTATGCATTTAATAATTCTCCTTTATATACGCAAATTAAGCCATTAAAAGAAACGAAGAGGTATAAAAACACTAATTTAATAGTTTTTAAATCAAATGAACCTACTATAAAACGAATTGATATGATAAATGATGAAATAATAAACACTGACTTCTTCAATTCATTAATTATAGAGAAAAATAAAAACACCTTATTCAAATTAAAACCATATATTTATGAAAATTTACCAAATATAAGTGTAATTGAATTTAACATTATACACCATAATACATGGAAACAAATTAGTAAGATCCATCCAGAATTAAAGTCTGGGTTATCTAATTGGAAATTAAGTATTGAAGTTGATAATTATAATAAAATATATGAAAAGAAATATTCTGATCTCACATGTATACATAACAACCTTCTCGAGAATTACATATTTAATGATGAGCGTTTATTTGATATGCAGTCTGAATATTATAACCAAGAAGAACAGTATATATACTCTATTGCAAAATATCATATAGACCGTGTTACCAAAGAAATATCAGAAACCGGACATAATATTGGAGAAATATATGTATCATTTTATATTAACAATGTAATTAATAATTCACTTAGTATATCAAGTGATAATACAATACAAACTATAGTAACCAGTTTGGAAACTAATAATGATTACTCGATAATTACAAGCATTAATAAAGAAATGAATAAATATAAACAAATAAAAAATAGTAACATCGGAATTGTTTATAACAATAATTCTCATGTATCATTCGCTGGAAATTATTATAATAAATATGGTAAAGGTACACTAATAATTCGGTTATGGCAAACTCTACCATCAGATATGTCAAGATATTACGTAAATACTAATAACAATACATGGAAAACAACGAAATCAATTAAAATAGAGGAAAAAAATAATGACGTTACATCTATTGTATTGGAACCTACTATTTATAAACGACAGCTATTAACAGAAATAGTATATAATAATACTATAGACAATAGCACTATATCAACTATTAAGACCGATAACAACATATGTATATTCACCCCAACTAACATAAGTATAGGTACGTCTATAAGCACCGTTAATGATACAAGTACAAGTAGACAAACTCTTCAATCTATTACTTTTCATCCACCAAACTAATATAAATACAATCTAATATACTCATCATATAGATATAGATGGATAATTTATTCCATAGCAGATTAACACGTCCATTGACATTAACCAATTTTATTATTGACAATATTTATGAAAACCCATATAAGATACGCGAATACGCATTAATACAAACATATAAACCCCATACATACCATCCTGGTATTAGAACTAATCTAATGTATACGCAACCTGAATTATCTGCCTTTTTAAACAAAGTTTTTTTGTCATATAATCTAAAAATTATTGATATACAAAACTATTTCCAATATAACACTGCTGATGAATCTACTTGGATACATCATGACAAGTCAACTCCAGATTCTGATATTATATATGCCGGGATTATATATTTAACACCGAACGCACCTATACTTGGTGGAACTGCTATGTATAAATATATTGATGGAACTATGGATATGTTAGATTCAAATTTATTACAAAATAAAAAAAACATTTCGGAAAATGCTAAAGATTTATCTAAGTGGTTGAAAATAACGCAAGTCGGTAATATCTTTAATCGTTTGGTTATTTATAATTCAGCTAATTACCATTCATCTATGGAATATTTTGGAAATAATATACAAGACGCAAGATTAATGCAACTATTATTTATACATGTAAAACAATTATAAATATTGACTATTACATAAATTGATATTTATGTAATACGTATATGTTAACTATTTAACTAAACCAATATACTGCCGTGTATATAGAATTTTGATTGTAATGGGGCGAGGTATAAGACGCGTTTGTCCCCTGGTGAACTGCGGTAGCTCCAGGACCTGCTGGACCGTAAGAACCTGGGGTATTCGTGTGTCCTTCATAATACGGTTGTCCGTGTCCTCCATTGTTTGCACCCATCTTAACACTACCATGTTGTACACCATTAAATCCGTTATCAGCATTACTCATCGATAGGTAGAAAGTGCTACTAGTAATAGGAGTATATGTATTAGAATAATAATCGCGACCAGAATGTCCGGCAGTTCCTGTGTTTGGACCACGTTGTCCGCCTTGAGATGATTCATTTTTTGGACCAGTACTACCATTACGAGCATATACCATTAGTTTAAACGACCTCGCCCATGATGGTGGGGTTAATGCAGAAGAACCACTACCGTAATGGGTGGCAGCAGTTCTCCCCCCTGGAAATTGACCATTAACCAGATATGCCTCAGTTACATCACCTGGAGTTGGATCAATACCAAGTGTTCCACCATAGGGACCATGGCATGTTAAATAGTTACCATCAGCCTTCTTATAATTACCGTACTGAACGTTACCCGATTGTGATATAATTTCAGTTATATCATGACCCTTCCAATTAAGACCAGACATGGTAGTATATTATTTATATATATTATATTTATACTATTTTAATTATATTAACGAAATATAAGTTATTATAACCTAACCCTTTATATTTTATTAAACAAATATAAAGTGTTAGGTTATAATAACTTATAACCCACCTAAATATGAATGACCCATATATATACATACGTAAACATGCTCTTCCACAATTGCTATGTGAAGAAATTATAACATTTTTTGAAAATAATAAACAATTACATAATGATGGCAGTACAATAGGTGGCGTACATAAAAATGTGAAAGATACAACAGATATTTATATTGATATGCATGATATCAAACAATATCCAGATGAAATAATGAAATTAATAAATCTGGTAAGCGAAGAATTGAGATATCACATATCTCAGTATTATAAAACTATAAATATGATATTTACAAACGAATCCGATAAATTACACAAAACTCCATTAGATGTTAAAGGGTTCTTAATCCAAAAATATGAAGCTGGTATTGGTAAATATCAATATCATAATGACTTTCATATAATAAATAATAGTCCACGTATAATAACATTCTTGTTCTATTTAAACGATGTAAGTATAGGTGGTGAGACTGAATTCATGTCTGTAAATAAAATACAACCAGAACAAGGAAGCATACTATTATTTCCAGCAACATGGACGTATCATCATAGAGGAAATGTCCCAATTTCAAATTCAAAGTATATAATAACTGGCTGGATGTATGAAGCTAAATTGTGAAATTGTCCCAGCCTACAAATTGTGTGTCATCACTAAATGACCCATACAAATCACTGCATAATATACACACTATAAGTAAAATCAATAATTTATTCAAAAACCAAAGAAACTTGTTCCAAATAACTTTCAAAATCCATATTGTTATCAATATAATTTTCTGGATTTTTTAATAAATCTCCAAATCCTTCCAAATCGTATAATGGACGTTGAGGAGTAACCACCCGATATTCAGGGCATTTTTTAGAAGTGGCTGGACTTCGAACAAAAAAGAAACGGTCTTTCAATGGATTCCCGCCGAATATTACCCAATCCACTTTCAGGTTGAGATTTTCAAGAGGAGATTGCGAAAACAACATAATCGGCAATTTCAAATCAGATGCTAACATCCACATATCCAGAGTTGTCAAATAATATTCTTCACTCATAATCAAATCTTCCATGGTAAGTTTATTTTGAATGACTTTATTTGTCATAGTTGACTTACCATTTTGTTTACGTAATATATCGTACACTTTGGATTTATGGCTCTCTACATATTTGCTATATAGTTGAATTAACCGTTTTTTGAGAACACTAATTTCAATTTCTGTATCATAATGGGTTTGATAGATCATCTGTATTAAAAAGTAACTACATGTATGAGAACATTGATATATAGTTTCTTTAGAATCCGCTGGAAAAATCTGTTTCCATTTACTTTGACTGTTACCAATCACTTCATTTAATTCTTGTTTTACACATTGTCCCAATATAGACTTTTCATCTCCAGTTTCATCGGTGTCTTCTTGTTGGGAAAGCGTTATTTCAGATGAATATTTTTGCGTAATTGCGGGTTCAGCATTGTCAACATTCAGATTGCGAATATATTTATTCGTATAAAAAGGTTCAAGGTTGTCCCAGTATTCGTCGGTTAATACAGATTGCAACAAAATAACCTCGTTTGTATTTACATTGTAATCTACCGTACCTATATTCAAGTATTTTTTGGGTTCTAACATAAATAAACGTACTCGTCTGTAACGTAAAAGCTCATCTGCGATTCGTCCAAAATAGAATTTTTCATTGTCAATTCCACTCATAAGGTTTTTACTGGGAATAATAAGGCGTTTGTTATTATTTTTAACAATACAATATGGTTTATCCCGGTTATTATCCGTACAAATGCTAACATCGTCCATATTCTTTAATACGTCTTCGTCAATCTCATTAAACGACACAGTATTACGTAAAAGATATTTGAGAAGTATCTCTAATTTTTGGAGTTTAATACGATATAAGTAGCGATTATCATTTAAGATTGTAATAATTTTTTCTTTTAATGTTGAATATAGTGGGTCATTCAACAATATTCGTATCGTTGTTTTGAACGAGGAATAGAATTGTGTTTCAAGACGGATGTTTCGAACAACATTATTTCGCTGAGTATCTTCAGAACTACTTGTTTGTATCGTTTTATCTGCTTCAAAATATCCATCATCCACATACCCTTTCACTTTGATAATATCAATACCATCATCTACATCATTATTAATAGGAGGATTAACTTGTAAAACCTGATTAGTTTCAGTTAAAATACCGACAATAAGCCCATCTTCTACCACTTTTAATAATGGTTTGCATAATACCTCGTTTTGTGTATTATCTTGTATCTGAAATAACATATCTCTGGTAGTAACATAGTCCATCCATTGAATATTATCCATATATTGGATAGGAATATCGGGTAAAACTGAAGATGGAAGACACGGTATAAATACACTATTCGTATTTGCGTCTGATATACGTACAACTAATCCGATAATTTTACCTCTATAATTAGATACTTGATAATCAACCACATATTGATATTTTTGTAAAATGTCATATATTGTTCCAGCTATGATGTTTTGTTTATACTTATACTCTTTTGGCATACTTGGTAATGGTTTACAATATTTGTTTTGTGTATTTTGAATTTTCTTCAATGTTTTACGTAGTTCAGGAAGATTCTCTTGGTTACCAAATGTGGATATACGTTTCACAGTATTATTATCATCCGTGTTATCATATACTGAAACAATACCATAATAGTTTTCTTGCTCTACCAAAATAAGGGTATTCTTATTTTTATCGTGTATTTTTGAGATATATGAGTTTGTCGGACATATAAGTTCCACATTATCAGTAATGTCATTGTCCGTAACACTTAAAATAACAAGATTAAGTCCATTTGGGAATAATTTGGGGTTAGGTGATGTAACAATGTCCCATAAATATACATAATCTATCCATGAATCGTCATCACGTAGATATTCCAAAAATTTCGCAAACGAAGCAACAGTATGTTCGTAAAAGTCCATTTGTGTGGGTATGCTATCATCGAGTGATTTGTAAAAAATACTGTCATAATGTTCGTTTAAAAAGTCATCTTTTACGCGTCTATTTTTGGGTTGGAATGTAGATGTTAATGACCCATTATGATATTGTAAAAACATATCCAATGTAATAGAATCCGCAATTATGTTTCGCATTTCAGATATGGTAGGGACTGGCAGTTTTTTTGCGTTATATTCATTCATATCTGCGTATGTTCGTGCGATACATCCTATAAAAGATTGGTGATATTTACGTTCTACTGTATATAATAAATAGGCTCGTTGGTTCTCTTTTAATTTTTGTGGATTTTCCATAGATGTCATGGATTGATAGTTTACATCTAAGAATAATTGGACGGAACGAGGTAGAAAAACCCATATACCTTCTTTTTCAAAAAATGATAATTTCGAAAAGTATCGTATTGTCGTAATATCGTCGGGTGCTTGTTTTAAACTTTTCAACGATTTATCTGTTTTGTGTTGTTTTATTTCAACATTTCCAGTAAGTTCAGTATCTTCCCCATCAATAACTTCTTTCCAATTGGTTCCTTGTGGTATATCAATGTCATTTTGACCGACACCCCATTTTTGTCTACGTGTTTCAAGTTGCGATGATTCCCATTGTTTACTAAAACAGCATGGTACTCCATTTTTTGGATGGGTTTCATCCGGTAAAAATCCGGGTGAATGATGAACGTATTTTCCATTCTTATCGACATGATATCGTGGGTCAGTAAATTCATGTATTTCACCAGAACATACACCAGAATCAACGTCTTTTTTAGTTAATGGTTTATTTGTTTCCAGACACCAATAACGAGGACATATAAACCAGTGTGGGTTTTCTTTATCAGCACCATAACGTAGAGCATATCCATAACCTTTACGATTATTACGGTCGATTTGCGTTTTTTCATCATTTGTAAGTATAACAGGTTGCCTCAATACATTAGACGGGCATGCCCTTGAATAAGCTTTATAATGCCCCATTTCTTTTGACATGATAAGTTCCGGTTCTAACAACTTCAATTTGTCAAACATATATTTTCTGGGGTCTAACTTTTTTACCTTTGATTTTTTAGCACCTCCTTCCATATCGTCATCATCATCGTCTTCCATATCATCATCATCATCCATATACAAAAATCCATCGTCATCATCATCATCATCATCATCATCATCATCGTCATCCGCATCGTCATCGTCATCTTTGCCTAATAAATTATCATTCTGTGAAATAGGACTAACCGATTTATTGGAAGGTATAATAAGGTTCTCAATCGTGGGTTCTTTGACAGTATCATATTTTCCAGAACATAGTTGATTTATTTTTGTCTTCGATACACCATTTATTCCAATTTTTTGTGATATACGTAAAAAACTATCAAAATAAAGAAACAATAATTCAATATACCGTATATTTGTGATTTGAGTAACCTCTATATGTAAAATCAACCCAGTTTGTAGTTTACCCATATTCACAGAAAACCCGGGATTTTCAACAATATCTATGTTCTTATTTACATATTGACCGTTAATTCTTGTAAAATTATTTAAATATTTGGTAAATTCTAAAAGGGCTTCTTGTTCGGTAAAATTATAATTCAATACGAGTGAATTAATGACATCTTTTTCACTATTTGTTCTCTTATATACTTCGGTAATCATGGTATTTATTGCGTTCATTTGTGTATAATTATTTACACGTTTAAAATTCATTTGTAAATTATTTGCGTCGGATTCTTTTATTTCGAACATACTGGTTAAGCATGGAGATGCGTCATTCAGTTTTACATCTTCCGTTAATGGAGTCCATATTTTATAGTTAATATTTATAATTTCAATATTTTTATGTTTAAGATTGATAAATGGTTGTAATTTATAACCCAATTCATGTAGATTTTGATTTAATGTATTCACCGTATCATTCACAATATTATATAAATACTCTTCCAGTTCAGGTATAGATGGCAATGAGAATACCGCTATACTCCTGGGTAGTTCTAATTCCTTTGAATAAAAATCCGACATAACATTCACATCTCCATTTTGGTTTATACTAATAATGACATCAAATATTTTACCTTTCATATTTCCTCGTACAACCATTGATATTTGAAGCGATTTGCCTATATTTTTAGAATAGTTCATAATTTCACCTTTCGATAAAAATGGAACTTGTTGTCCTATTCTGGTAATATCTTCAGTATACGCACGATACATTTTTTCAAAACGAGCACCCGGGTTATATTTAATAAAGGGTATATCCTTGGTTGAATGCATAATTTTGAATAATACATCAAGAGGTAATTTTACTTTGGTAGATGGGTGAATAGTGAAATTGATATATTGTATACCATTTTGAGAATATTTAATATCATCACGAGAACCATTATTATATACTTGATACACAGTCTGTATATTTTCTTCTATTTTTTGAAAACTCTTATCGTATAGTTTCTCATTATCTGCTAATAATAGTTGTTTTTTCTCAATTATGTCATTTCCAGTAAATATATCACTTTTTCCTAATAATGGAAAATATAATGGGATGACATATTCATCGTCTAATTGAATTCGTTTTGCGTACTGAATCACATCGGATACGGAAGTAGCATATATGGTATTGTGTATTAAATCCCCATATGACAGTAATACATTGTTCTCAAAAGATACTAATGGATTGTTACTTGAATGTTGAAATGGGTTGTTATCCGCATTAATTATATTGTATGGGTTTGCTTGAAATAACAATTCTACCTTATTATCTGTAAATCGGGGACCTATAGGTAGCCATATTTCTTGTTCGTTTTCTAACGATGATAAGAATGTAGTTAAATCATTGTATGTATAAACATCTTGGACGGGTATCTTATCAATAATCGATTTATCATTGACACCTAAATTTTGTAAAAGTTGTCCTAACATAACAGAATCAAGTGGAACCTTATCATCATGAGTAACATAATTATAGATTTGAAAAAGAGATAGGTCGGTTTTTATTTTTGAGAAAAGGTACAATTCTGGATACGAAATTACATTTTTACCTATTTCTGTTATAATTTTCTTCTTTATAGTCCGAACTGTATCATCTTTATAAATTTGTTGTGACGAGAACACCACGTCAATCTTATTTAGTTCAATATTTACGATGTCTTCTTCGCTAAACATTTCATTTAAATTAACCGACTCATTGCTATTGGAAAAGACGACAATCTTATTCTCAGTCTTACTTGAATCCAAATAATGTACTTTGAAAATTTGTTCTGATGGAACTTGTATATTACTAATAGTCGAAACTGACTTTTCCATTTATATACAATGGGGTTATAAATTATGTTGTGAGATTTCATTTGTATCATTTGTTTTGTAAAACATATTTTCTATAATTATGTTAATATGAAGTTTGCGTTATTAATAGGTATAAACTATGAAGGAATTGAGGATTCCGAATTAACAGGATGTATTGATGATGTTCTTAGAATGCGTGATATGCTAATAAATGAATTGAGATATGAAGATAAAAATATCATAGTATTACGAGATGATACTAATAATAGGGATTTGTATCCGACAAAGAAAAATATTATACGATATTTGGAAGAATTTGTATTAAATAAACAGAATGATGACGAATTATGGTTTCATTATAGCGGACATGGTTCGATTCGTCGTGACAGGTCAAATGATGAAAAAGATAATATCGACAGTGTCTTAATTCCTAACGATTTCCAAACAAATGGCGTGATATTAGATGATGACATATATTCAATAATAAAAGACGTAAATTGTGGGTTATTTTTATTGTTTGATTGTTGTCATAGTGGAAGTATATGCGACTTACCTTGGTCGGTACAGTATGTTAATAATCAACTTACAAAAACGAATATTAATACAAATCATCATGAAAACCCTAATATTTATGCTATAAGTGGGTCAACTGATATGCAACTAAGTATGGAGAATTATAACGAATTTCTACAAAAAAAAGTAGGTGCTCTAACAAATGCGTTTTTGATGTTGTTACATACCAATAAATACAATGTGGCGATTGAAGATTTATTTATAGAAATTTGTCGTTATCTTTCATACAATGGATTAGAACAAACCCCTATATTATCATATACGTCAGAAGAAATAACATATAAGATAAAATTGTAATAAAGATATTATAATAATTTTTATTATATGTCTACTTCTAGGTATCCGGTAGTTATATTTTTTCGGCATGATAAATATTCAGAAATAGATAATTTTATAGAAAATAATAAAGAATCGCTCATGTGTTCTATTCATATTACAAATGATATTAGTGAATTGAATAAATTATACAACCATAATTATCATATATTAGTTACATATGGAGATACTTATGCCGAATATGATTATATTTCGTCAAATATACCATCGCGGTTTTCTAGTAGATGGTTTCATAAAAACGATATATCGAATATAGAGGGATTCAATCATAATGTAAATTATTGTTACATTACAAATGTAATTGATAGTAGGGAAAAAACCAGACCTATATTCTCTATATTCACTACATGTTTTAAAAGCTATAATTATATTAATACTGCTTATGAATCCATAAAAAAACAAACATTAAAAGATTGGGAATGGGTTATTATGGATGACACACCAGAAGACGAACACTTTACTTTTCTGAGAGATACCTTATCTCACGATAATCGTATTAGATTATATAAGAGAGATAAAAACAGTGGTAATATAGGTAATGTTAAAAACGAAGCTATATCATTATGTCGTGGTAAATATGTATTAGAAATGGATCATGATGATGAGATACTAAAAGATTGTTTATTGGATTCTTATAATATTTTCCAATCGGACCCAGAAATAGGATTTGTATATGGTGATACTATTAATTTATTTCGTGACGGACAAAATTGTACGTATCCAGGTAACTTTCTTTGTAAAGGTTATGGGTCATATTATAGTGAATTAATTGACAATCAGTGGAGATTTATTTATAATACTCCAAATATTAATAATGTCACATTGAGCCATTTAACTTGTTTACCAAATCATCCTCGTATTTGGAATCGTGCAGTACTGATGGAACTTGAAAGTTATTCTGAATATTTGCCTATATGTGATGATTATGAAATTCTTCTCAGAACATGTTGTAGTAAATACAAGGTTGCGAAAAATAATAAAGCACAATATATTCAATATATGAATAATGAAGGTAATAATTTTTCTATGATTCGGAATTCAGAAATTAATCGTATTGGTCCCAAGTATATTAGTCCTATGTTCTATGCTAAATATGGAGTTCAAGATAAAATGAAAGAATTAGATGCTTATGAAGACCCACGGTATGTTACGAATCATTCTGATATTTGGAAACGAGGACCTGAATATCAACATAAAATAATGAACTCTCGAATTAATTTGGATTACAATAAACAATATTGTATTATTAATGATGCTATTGACAATGTCAGATTGAAAGAATTATACCAAAATAGTAAAAACGATTTTTTGGTGTTAAGTAATAAAACAACAACATCAGAATTATGGGTTAAATTGAATTCCTTGGGATTTGGTAGAATGAAATGCTATGGTTATAAGGATTGCACTGATGAAGAATTGATTAAATATTTTAAAATGATGTATAAAAACGATAATTGTGATTATGAAATTATACAAAATATTCGGGAAGACCACAACAACCGTGACATCATGAATTTATCAGTATTAAATGTAAATTATTTTAAAGAATCGTTTGCAAATGCCAGTCCATTTAAACATATAATACTTGATAATGTCATTAATGAAAAACTATTAAACAATGCTTTAAATGAAATTAATAATATTCCAGAACGTGAATTATTATCAGATTATGTTCTCGGAATAGAAAACGTACAAATTAATAAGTTTTGTTATAGAGATTTCAATAAATTAAAATATATAACTTGTATTAAAGACTATTTTGAAAGCGATACATTTATAAACTGGTTAGAACAAGTTACAGGTATAGATAATTTACAGAAAGATATCACACATAATGGTGGAGGTATTCATATAATAAAACAAAATGGAAAATTGGCTATACACAGCGATTTTAACCGTCATAGAACTACTATGAAATATAGACGATTGAACTTGCTACTATATTTAAACAAAGATTATCAAGAAGATTATAACGGTCATTTAGAATTATGGAATAAACAAATGACTTCGTGCGAACAGAAAATTTCACCGCTATTTAATAGAATTGTATTATTTAAAGTTGATGATGATGCAAATCACGGTCATCCTGAAATATGGAATAGTGAAAATAGTAACAGAACTTCATTAGCGTTATATTATTATACTGATGATAGACCGGAACACGAAAAATCTGAAAATTATAATGCTGTATGGAAATGTATACAAAAACCGAAATGTTATATTATTCATAATAATACAGTAGGAGGTGCTTATAAATTTTTAACAGATACTATGAAAATGTATCCAAACTATGAGTACATTTTTATTGATAGTAAACACCAACTTATGTCTATACGGTTTAATAAAAGCGATTTGTTTATATTACAAAATGTTCTCTATACAGATATTGAAATAACTGATATTATCAACGTTTATAATAAATACCAATTCAAATTAATAATCCAAATACATGATTTTCAATGGCTATGTCAAGACCAGCATCAATATACATATGATATACCCTCTGCGTATTTAAGTAATAATATTAATGTATCAACCGAGATAACTGAACTGTTGTTGTTAGCTGATAAAGTGGTTATGAATTCCCAATTTACACATGATGTATATTCAAAGCATTTTGACTCAACTAATTTTACAGTATGCTATCCAAGTGACTATAACATTCAAGTTGGAATCAAAAACATACCCGAAATACAAAATAAATGTATGAATATTGGCGTGTTCTCTCCACTATGTAAATTCAAAGGTGAAAGATACGTGAATTATTTAAAAAGCAAATATGAGTGTGATACCATTCAGTTTCAAATAGTAGGACAGAACATTCCATATTACAACGAAAATGAGTTTTACGATTTTATAAGGAAATACAATATTAATGGTTTCTTACTACTGAATGAATGGGGTGAAACATATGGATATTTACTTACGAAAATAATAAACTCTGGATTACCACTATTATACAATAATTTCGGCGCTGTTAAAGAAAGATTATCTGGAACGCAGGAAAAAATGGAACATTATTTTAAAGTATATGATAACGAACATAATGACGACGTAACGATTGACTATACCATATTAGAAACTCAATTTAATCAGTTTGTAAAATACATAAATACCAATGCTGGAACAGTTGGAGTCATGAATGAAGAACTGACAATAAGAAGCAGACCCGTATATGATGAATTGTTTTTACCTATCACAAATGTATATCAAAACAGAGAAATACCCAAACATGTTTTTCAAACATCAAAAGATATATTGCCTCCATATGTAAAAGAACTAATAAATATACACTGTCCGGACTGGAAATATTCACATTTCACAGACAAAGAGTGTATACAATTTTTTATAGATAATCCAATCGCTGAGTTTCCCAATATTATACAAAAGTTTAATAGTTTTACACAAGGACAACATAAAGCAGACATATTCCGATATTATTACTTGTATTTGCGTGGTGGAGTGTTTTTAGATAGTGATGCAATGTTTGAGACAAATATTGATAATATTATACAAAATTATGATTCGGTTTTTGCAAAGTCACATATGAAAAACGAACATTTATTCAATGGATTTATTGCTACTTATCCTAGAAACGAAATTATATATGATGCTTTGAAACATGCGTATTATACAGAAAATCACATATTACAAACGAATTATCATTATTTATGTGAAGAGTTATTGAGGATTGCGAATACAGAACAAAAGAAAGCGTCAAGGCAAAATATGGTTATATACCAAGAATATGCTGACACAGTTGATGGTAAGGGCGTTGGAAGATTTAAAAACACCAACGAGGATACAGTATTTATACATTATTGGCAAGATAGAGAAATACCGAGTAAATTAGTGAATTCATTAACACCAACTTATCTAGAAAAACAAAACAAAAAAATCGGTATATTCAATAGTTTCCCATTTCATTATGAAGTGTTTGGGTTTATTTTAAATTATGCCAAAAACAATAATTATGAAGTTGACATTTTTACAAATACCCAAAATAATTTAGGTTGGATAGATTTCTACAAAGATAATTTCAATAATTTCAATATCATAGATTTCAATCATTTTAATGGAAATACAATTATTTATGACAAAGTATTTGTAATAACTGATTATGACAATGCTTTTAAAACAGAATGGATGAATAAAAATGTTATTTGTATTAATCATACTAGTAAAATAAAAAGACCTGAATATAAACATTATTTAAATGTTGCTCAATTTAAGGATAGCACATTTGATTATATAAATCCTTGTTATAATCTAAACATTTTTCAAAATAAAATACAAAATAATACAGTCAATATTATTGGTGGTGGATATGGATTAAATTTTTCAATAGTAAACCGTTTACATTCAAATAATAAAATTAAATTAAATATATTTGTTAGGAATACCAATGAAATAAATATTGAAAATATGTCTATACTTGATAAGAATAAGTTTGATATACATTTTAAAATAGCCATTGATACAACTGAAATGATAAATGAACTAAACAAAAGTTCTTATATTCTTATTAATTATAACAGTAATCAAGAACTTAATACAGGAAGAAGTTGTAGCGGGTCTCTTCAGTTAGCATTATCTACATTATGCAAACCTATTATGGCAAAAACTGCTAATAAATATTTACAAATAGAAAATGCGTTAGAATTTGATATAGACTCGGATGAACCAATAAATATTGATGATGAAATAGATTTCAAAGCTATAGAACAAGAGCGAAATAAATATGTGGATAAATTTGAAAAATATTTAAATAATATTAAACAATCTTACAATTTTGAACATGATAAAGTTAATAATGATGTAAGTAAGGAAAATTTATGTTTACTAATGTATGGAGAATTAAGGACATTTAAAAACAATTTTAGAAATAATTTATTAGAGTTCTTACCTATATTACAAAATTATAAAAAGACCTATATTTTTATTTTATTAAATCATAAAAAAGAAGTATTAGACAAACATTATAAATATATTGAAAATATTTGCAAAGAATTTAATATTGAAATTGGTTTTATAGAAACTCTGGAAACATCAAACTTTAATCTACAAGACGAAATAGATTATTGTAATAAGTTACTTTTACAAAAAAAGAATGATAATAAACAATTTTATAATAACTTTGTTTTAAATCTATTATATAGGAAATATAAATTAATTGAATTAGTAGAAGAATATTGTTTTGTAAATAAATTAGATATTTCTGATATTTTATATGCTCGGTTATTTGATTTTATTATAAAACAAAATATTCCCAATGATGATATTTATGTTAATATAAAAAATACAAATTTTGAAAATAATATTTATTTTGCTCCTGATACAACATTTATTGGTAATTATAATTTAATCAAAAAATCAATGAAAATTGATAAATTATACAACTGTGATGAGCTATGGAATAATAAAGGTTTTCTCAATTTTTCATATAAATTTGACTCGATATTAACCAATAATAAAGATACATATGCTCCTGAAATACAATATACAGCAAATATTTATTTTCAATCAATTAATGCATATAATTTAAGATATTATAGATGGGATCCAAATTGTTTAGATAAAAACTTAATGTATGAAATATTTGTAGATCCTAACAGATATACTATTGATTTAGATTCAATTAATATACCAAAGAAATTATTTCAAACTTGGGAAACTACTAACATTGAACCAGAATTTCAGAAGATTATAGACAAATGGAAAGAATTTAATCCTGATTATGAATATATATTTCACGATTCAGAACAAAGATTAAAATTTATTGAAGAGAATTTTGAAGAAAATGTAGTAAATGCTTATAACAAAATAATACCTGGGGCTTATAAATGTGATTTATGGAGATATTGTGTATTATATATTTATGGAGGGTTTTATGCTGACATTGATACATTATGTATGGGTAAATTAAACGATTTAACCGGTGATAATATCGATTTTATAGTTCCAATAGATTTAAATTTAAATCCCAGAGAAGGAGAACATAATTTGGCATGTGGATTTATTGGTAGTGTGCCAAAGTCACCTATCCTTTTAGATGCTATAAATAGAATAGTTTTTAATGTAGAAAATAATATTATTCCGACATCAAAATTAGATTTTTCAGGTCCAGGTGTATTAGGACGCGCTGTAAATAAATTTTTAAAATTAGAAGAAACAAGTAGTTTTACAGGAAAAGAAGGTATAAAAAATAGTATAAATTTTTTACATTTCGATTCGAATACAGAATATGTAAGTGATATAAATACCAATAAAATAATTTTACAAAACAAAAACAAGAATTCAGACATTATAAGACTTTATAATAACGAATGTAATAAAATAAATGGATTTAAAAGTTGGAATTGGACTTCTGTATCCCCTATATAAGAATCCAACACTTCATATAGTACAAAATATACTATATGAATATTACGATATTAGCTTAAAAATTTCCGTTGGGACGGTTATTTTGCTGCATGATTTCGTCATTAGACATTTCGCGAGTGGATTTACCACCACGAACCCATCCATCAAGAGCAGCCTCTTCAACAGTGTAAGATGCGTTATTCACGCGCTCTTCCATCTTGTTATCAGTAGGGTACATTTGATATTGAGAGAAAGATTTTTCCATAATAGTAGATACACTCTTCTTTCCAGCAACCACTTCACCGTGCTGAAGTTGAGATTCTAAAGCGGGGTCGCAACTACCGCGTCCTAAGTAAGGGACACTTGCGAAAGGACGTTGAAATAATTGTAATTTCTCAAATGGCTTGGTCTGCTCGGTCTTGATAACAAGATTGGACTCAGTGTCAATAACACTGCCATTCAGACCATTTCCATGGGAAATACCGCTAAAAGTCATAGTAGGTTGTTGAACGGCAAAATCTACGTGTTGAGATGAAGTATTCTCGCTAAAAAAGCTTGAAAGATTGTGATTGGCATATCTTGTATTATGAACGTTATTTTGTGTTTGGTCGTTTTTATCAGAACCAATACGGTCGGTATTATTAAACAAATAAGGGCTAACTGTGGACATATTGTATTTATACTATAGTAAGAGAATGAATTTCTATATAAGGAAATTATTATATGGAAATTAAAAATTTAATAATTGGTATGACGAGATAAGTTTCTGGCACACGCAAAATTATTGCCTTCTTTACAAGAAATCATACTTCCATAGCAAAATTCGCTAAATGCTTGTTGGTCGTTAGGGATTGTTGTACTTGGATTAGAACTAAATGGTCGTAATGACTGTTCGAATACATATTGGTCTCCTAAATCTTTAAACAATTTGTCTGCTATATCGGGTTGGTCTGGATTGCTTTCTGCTACCATTTGTTTAGCACTATTTAAAATATTATCGTTTACATTTTTATTAAATGCTGCTGGAGCAGGTTTTTTATTAGGATTGTAATCATAATCAGTCATCATAACATTACTAAATGGATTACTTGGTTCAGGCTCATCAAATATGTCAGTAGGGATTTCTTCCCCATCTTGTGTTAAAAAATCCATTGCTGGATTTCCAAACCCTTCTTTTACCTCTTCAATCACCTTTTTAGATTCAACCTTGACTTTCTCTTTTTGATGATAATGATGAAGGATGAAAATAGAACCAATGGTAATAGCCCCTATGATTAAATGACGAACACCACCGTATAAAATGGTACTAATTAATGTCATGATAATGATTGTACGGGTTACTGAATTTAATTTTTGTTCGTATGTCATGTTTTCAGTAGGGAAAAATTCCATTACATGCTTAGAAGCAAACAATATATTAGGATTCTCACCCCAAAAAGGAATATACTTGGGTTTTTTAGTATTGGGTTTCTCTATCAAATTATCTGTCATTTATATCTATTCGTATATATAAATTAAAATATATTTCCGCTATGGCAATGATATAATTACAAATTACTAAATATATCATCATTCAATTACCTTTTTAACACATTTTTCATCAATTTGAAATGTGTCTTCTTTGTAGGTATTAGGTATAATTTTCAGTATACATTTCGATTTCTCTCCATATAAAGGTTCCGTACATCCATTTTCCTTTTTCTTATACGTTTTTCTCTTTGGCTTTATTTCTTTCAGAGATATCGTACAACGAGCACGGAAATCTTCGTATCGTTCTCGTACGTCATTATATGATAATCCGGATTTCTTACCTAACATCGTGTTTATTAGTTCATGCAACTCATACACATATCTTGAGAACGTTTCGCGATTTTTCATGTGTTTCATTTTAAGTGGTAACTTTTTGAAATTATCACGTAGATTAATCCTGCATTTACCACACGGTAATATATATTTCATATTTATTATATAGTCACGATAATTTCGTTTATCATTTTTAGTAGGATTTATCGGATAATTGAAACTAATAGTATGCAGTGAATGCCACATACCAGGACCCCATACACTGGTTAACATACCATCACCGCTATTATAATCATTTAGAGAATATGTCTTCTTATTTTTTATTGTTTTACCCATCTTAAGTTATAATCCATTGACAAAATATTATTTACTAAATTTTATTCGTTTTTCCAATACAAAAAAGTATATCTATAATTTATATAATGCCAGGATTAATCGAAGTTGTCACCAAAATAGTAAGCCCTTACTACAAATATATAGTTATGATAATCGCAGCTATTATTTTTGGATATGCTGCTAATTATGGTTATAATAAATATTATGTAGCTAAGAAAGAAAACAAGTTTGCGAATGTACCGAATGCTAATCGCAGAAATAAAGAAGTTAGTGTTATGTTCTTTCACGTCGACTGGTGTCCTCATTGTAAGACCGCACTACCCGAGTGGGAGAATTTCAAAAAACAGTTTAATAACAAAGAAGTGAATGGATATATTACCAAATGTGTTGATGTAGACTGTACCGATGAAAACAGTAAAGTCCAAAATATGATTAGCAAATATGATATTGAGTCGTACCCCACTGTTAAAATGGTAAAGGATAAAAATACAATTGAGTTCGATTCTAAAATAACAACAAGTACGTTGGAACATTTTGTAAATACTATGTTGATGGAATAATTACGTCTTCATTTGCCATTAAAATATTTTCTGTTGATGTGAATAAATTAGATATTACATCAACACCATTTTGTATCAGTTCTATCCGTTTTTCCATATTACTTGTAGTTGTAACAATGTCATAAATTGATATTTCAGGGGAACCTATTTTGAACTCATTTTCAATAACATGCGTTACTTTGGGTAAAAACGCGGTAATTACTTTTTTTAATATAACAATTACATAATCCAGTAATGATGATTTTTCATTCATCGCATCTACATCATTTACATTCATGTCACTACATAATCCGATTATTTCGGACGGATTAGCACCATTTTCAATACATTTATCAAGAGGATAATTTAATAATAATCCACCATCACAATAACACTTGTTATCTTTTATCAATGGCGAAAAAATAATCGGAATAGAACAAGAACTATATACAGCATCTATTACTCGCCAATCAGGATGTGTTTTATATGATATATCTACTAATTCAAAATTCATTACTTCTGTTGTAAAAATATGGATTTCTATTTTGGTAATATCGTAAAATTCTTTCATAGTTACATTAATTGGGATGTCTTTCCCTAAAAAAAGGGATGAAAATGTATCTTCTATTGTTTTTATACCGAAAATTCCTCGCTGTTGAAGCGAATCCAATATAGAATATAAATTAAATTTAAAAACATTATGCCAAGGTCGTTTTATCAAATAATCGTCCATTGTTTTCCAATCATAATTCAGAGCAAGTATTATGGCAAAAATAGAACCTACCGACGTACCATATATGGTTTCTATATTTTCTAATTTCCATATTTTACGGAAATAACATTCTTTTAATATTCCATAAAAAGAGAACCCTGTAACACCACCACCAGAACATACAATATGGCGTATTATGGAAGGGTGTTTATATGGTATCATTAATGTATACATTTATACGTTGGTATTATTTATATTTTTTCTGAATACTTGTATATTACAAATGTCTGTCTTTATTCATACTGATGAAACAGATGATATTGAAAAAATGAATATAGATGAGTTGTTTGACAAAAAACAACAACGTGACTTAAAAGAGCGTAGTATTTACAATAAATTATTAAACAGAGTTCACAGTCGTATAAAACATACATCCAGAAGTAAAAGAAATGAAAGTCATATTTGGTTTCAAGTACCTCAATATATATTTGGAGAACCTGTATACAAACAAGGAGATTGTATAGGTTATTTAGTAGCAAAATTAGAAGAAAATGGCTTCTATGTTCGATACATTCATCCATCGACGTTGTTTATAACGTGGGCGAATTGGATACCTGATTATGTGAGAAATGAAATTCGTAAGAAAACGGGTATGGTTATAGACGAAAAAGGTAACATAGTTAAAAAAGAAGATGAAGAAGAGGAGGATGAAGATACGAATGGCAAATTATTTAATAGCGAACAAAATAATTTACAAAGAGCACGTCGTGAATATAATGATACAGATGAGTATAAACCTACCGGAGCTTTAGTTTATAAACCTGAAATGCTTGAAAAATTAGAAAGAAAAGTTACTTTTTCATAGAAAAACGGACACGTTTCGTGAGTTTGGTTGGCTTCTTTTCATTGCTTCTTCTTCTTTTTGAACGTTTATGACGCCCATTTCCGACAAGCATATTATTCGTGTTGTCAGATTGTTCTTCCTTTGCTTTAGCATACTCTTTTTTATCATGTCTGTCCTTAGCTTCTTTAATAACCCTATCAAATAAATCATCAAATTTAGATAAAAATTTTTCAGAATAAGTTTCATCTCGTAAGAGCTTTGTTTGAAGCACATTAATAAAATCTGTAGTAAATTCTTCACTATCAATTTTGGCTGTTAATTGTTTGATAATTTCATTTGTAGTCGTAGTTATCATTGTGGGTATGTTAACTTTTAATTCGTTACACGTGTAATTTGCGATTTGTTCTCCTAAAGTTAATGCTTTATCAAACGCCGCTTTGGTAGTTGATCCTTGAACGAAATCATTGGCTTGTTCTGCAACTGTTTGAGTCATGTTCGATGCGAGTTTTTGAATCACTGCTCCTGGTTGGCTTGACATTATTTACAATATACTGATATAAAATTGAAAAAAGAATTAGAAATAACGGATAATAAAAGTGCGTATAAATTTGTATTAATAAATATCAATACAAACTAAATGTCTGAACTTGTTTGTGTTTTATCTAAGGATGCCAGTGATAGTGGTTTAGTAAAAACATCAAACAAACAAAAAACCCAAAAAAAAAAGGTAAATCGTTCAAATAATGATAAATCTAAATTATGGGATATTTACGATAATGATAAATCTGAATCTGATATTCATAAAAAAAAAGAGGACGTTATCGAATGTGTATATGCTAAAGATTCTGAAGTGTGTAATATATGTCAGGCTCCTCTTATGATTATGGAAAATGGATTCCCTACATGTACGGGTACAACGTGTGGAGTAATATATAAAGATGCGTTGGATTATTCCCCCGAATGGAGATTTTACGGTTCTGAGGATAAAAACGCAAAAGACCCTACTCGTTGTGGAAATCCTATAAACCCGTTACTCGTCGAATCATCATTTGGATGTAAAGTAATATGCAATAATAAATCTTCCTATGAAATGAAAAAAATACGTAAATGGACTGAATGGCAATCTATGCCACATCGTGAAAAATCATTATATGAAGAATTCCAGTTTATTACAGTGATGGCTCAAAATGCGGGGGTTCCGCGTATATTTATAGACCATGCTATGATTGTTTACAAGGATATTTCGGAACAGAAAATGTTTCGAGGGATGAATCGAGATGGTATTAAAGCGGCATCCATATATATTTCATGTCGTTTAAATGAATGTCCCAGAACGGCACATGAGATTGCTGAAATTTTCAAATTAGATAAAACCAGTGCTACAAATGGTTGTTCTATGGCGGTAAATATTCTACATAATATTGAAAGAAGTATTGACCCTTCACAACAAGCCGAATTATGTCAGACTTTACCCAGTTCATTTATCGAAAGATACTGCAGTAAATTACATATTAATAATGAGTTAACTATGCTTGCTAAGTTCGTTGCGATTAAAATAGAAAAGAATAACATTATTACAGATAATATTCCTCACGCTATATCGGCGGGGGTTATATACTTTGTTTCTCATAGCTGTGGGTTACCCGTTACAAAACAAGACATTAAACAAATATCAGGTGTTAGTGAGGTAACTATTAATAAATGTTTTAAGAAACTTGACGCAATTAGTGACAAACTCTTACCAAAAGCAATTATGAATAAATACACATAAGTTGAACGTAAATTCTTGTAAAATATTTTTTTTATGGTTAAATATTATATAACATGTTTGATTCCATTCCAACTATTGAACCTGAACTAACTCACCCTTTTATTATTTTATCATTATTGATGTCTGCCAATTATTTAGGTGAACTATTTCCATGTAAGGTTCAGTCTGTATTTTCAAAAAACATGATAGTAAAGCATATATTAGGATTTTTATCATTAATGTTTTTTGTTGTATTAACCCGACCGAATTTATATACATCCAGTAATTTTGTCTATGTATCAGTATTATTGTATAGTTTTTTTATGTTTTTATCCAAATTGAATTATATAATTTGGTTTATTGTCTTTGGAATATTTGCTATTCTATATGTTTCACATGTATATTTAAGTCAGATTGAATCAGAAAATCAAATAACCCGTAGTAAAATAGGTGATAACACAGTAAGTCCTGACGCGGATGACAAAATGCCTACACAAAATATTACAGAAAAAATAGAAACCATAAAAATGATTCAGAAATATTTATTATTCGCCGTATTCCCTACTACACTTGTCGGGTTTATTCATTATTTGGGTGAAAAAAAGATAGAATTCGGACAGAATGGATTTAATTACACACAATTCTTATTTGGAAAACCAAAATGCAAGGATTTTTCACCAGAATATAAAGGTTTTTTTGATACAATGATACATGCGTTCAAATAAATTATTAATGAATACGCATATACAATTATGTCTTTTAATTGTATATACGAACTAATTCCGAATGGAATCTTATATTGATAGATTATTATCTGGTAAGACAACAACCAAACGACAAGAACAAATACGCGATTTAGTAATAAATTATGATAGTGAAGATGAGCCACCAATCACGACAAAAAACGAACCATCTATACCACAAGCACCACCTATACAAAAAGTATCTTCAAATACATCCAACCTATCTATGGAAGATTACATTAATTCTATGATGAATCATGATGACGTAATCAATTCTGATAGTGAAGATGAACCTGAACCAGTAAAAGAACCTGAACCTGAACCAGTAAAAGAACCTGAAACTGAACCTGAACCTGAACCTGAACCCGAACCCGAAACTGAACCTGAACCCGAAACAAAAGCACCACCTATAAAAAAATTATCTATGGAAGATTACATTAGTTCTATGATGAATCATGATGATGTAATCAATTCTGATAGTGAAGATGAACCCAAACCTGAACCAGTAACGAAATCTATTAATAATATTGATATTGAATATGCCGAAAAAGTAGAAGCAAGGCATTTGAGAGTTAAAAACGCAAAGGAACGATTTGAACGTAATATTCCCAAAATAGTATTTGTTGTACCATATCGTGATAAATACTTAGAGAAGGATTTTTTTGATGCACAAATGTTAAAAGTATTAGAAGATTATCCTGATACATATTATAAAATTTTGTATATTCATCAAAATAATGACCAACAATTTAACCGCGGCGCCATGAAGAATATAGGGTTTTTAATTCTGAAAAATCAATATCCAAGTTATTATAAAAAGATAACACTTGTATTTAATGACATTGATGTGATGCCATATGATAGTAAGACGATTGATTATAAAACCACTTCAGGAACTATCAAACATTTTTATGGATTCAAATATGCACTGGGAGGTATATTTTCTATAACAGCAGAAGATTTTGAACGAACATCTGGATTTCCGAATGTATGGGATTGGGGATATGAAGATATTATTTTTCAAAAAAGAACGATTAAACAAAATATTACAACTGATTATTCACAATTCTTTCCATTTAATGACGGGAACATTATTAAATTAAATTCGAACACAACCAAATTATTAGAAAGAGACGCTAACGTTCAACAATATAACATACCGAGAACAGATGGGTTTCAATCGATTATTGAATTAAATTATATTATTAATGAAGAAACGGGGGTTGTAGGTGTAAATAAATTTAATTTTAAAAATAATCAACCAGCATCAATACAGACAAATACAGTGTCTACAAGTATATATAAGCCATATAGACGTTCAGGTAGAATGTTTTAGAAATCTATATTATGTATTATTTTTACAGCCAATCCTATTTCGTTCGCCGTTTCCCAAATCCCAGAAATTTTAATAGTTAATATATTATTGATTTTTGAAGATTTACTTAATTTTGAACGTATATTTCCCGAGTATAATTTATTTGTTAATATGCCTACCATTTTTTTATTTGAAGCATTCATATTGTTGTAATACTTTAAAATATCCATTTCTACATTCGTAATATATTGTATGTATTCTAAATTTTGTTTGTCATACGGTTGATATGTTAGAGAGACGATTCTATCATCCTGATTCAGCACCATATTATAAAGAACCAATTGTAAGTATATTCCATTCATGGTTAAATTTTCATTAGAATAAGTAAATTTGGTAAATGTACCTTCAATAACAGTATTATTTCGCTTTTTCAATAAGTTAATATTTTCTATGTTAAAATCATTGTGATTTAATACAATATTCATGGTTAAATATATAGCAATTATATATTTAACTGGTTTTGCATTTGAATATTTACTCAATTACATACGTAATTTATCTATTTCTGATTGTAATGTGATAATCTGAGTAGAAAGTGCGTTTGACTTATTAGATTCCTTGTTATTATTCAGTTCTACTTGTAATTTAGCAATCTGATATAGTTTATCATCAATTAACTTCTGGTCAATCAATGGTATTCCTGCTGATATAGCTTGTTTGCGTAATTCATACTCTTCTTTAGTTTCTAACCCGCTTTCCGTTACATCTGTAAACCATTCTTTAGGGTTGCATATAGTTGAATATAGAGTCCAGCATAAAAATACAATAAATACTAAAATTATGATTAATAAAATAATATGTGTACTTTTTAAAGATTTCATGGTATTATATTATACTATTATATAATATAATAATGTCATCAGTAGTAATGAATCAAATACCCATTATTCCATGGAAAGGACAAACATTTAATCAGGTTGTAACTCATATTAAAAAAAATGGAACAATTTATAGTGATAATACTCATAATATTTTTTCAGCTCTCCCTCTAAAAACTTACCGTAAAGAAATTGGTACTAACAGTTGTACTACAAGTCGCAACACAACTACTATAGAAGAACTAAATCGTCCAGGCAGTTCTATCGTTAATTCGAATAGTAGTATTTGTAATGGTTTAGTTAATATTGTGGATTTTAATTTAACTACTAACTCAAGTGAAAACATAGGGAATTGTGCGTCTGAATGTGTTGTAGGAACTCCTGAAACAAACGCAAGACGTCGTGTTCGTAGTTCAGGTATGATAAAAAAGCAATTTGATTTGTCTACCCATAAGCCAACATATTATACCGATTCACGACAATATTTAAACAGTCGTAATAAGACATACGAACAAAACAACTTCCATTATTTCAGAGAAGGTGACGCAACTGCGGTACAAGGAAGTAGTCAATCTATAGCTAATATCTATACTACTAATACAACTACCGATTGTAAGCGATATTATTTATCAGCAGATACATCGTTTACTTATGAATGGGTAGCAGGCAACCCTACTGGAGCAGGTGGAGGAACTCCTGTAGCTGATGAATCAGCATCACAATACGGCACATTTACAGTTAACCTACTAAAAGGATTTTACGATGTGTCTGACATAAACAGAGTTCTTCATTCACAAATGACTTTAAACGAACATTATTTTGTAGACAGGGCTAATGGTTCTAAAAAGTTTTTTATTAATTTTGTATTTAATTCATCAACCAAGTTAGTTCAATTACAGATAGAATTTATTTCAAACGATATTATAAACGATCAAGGATTAGTTCAACCTGAAATTGAAACCAGTAGCGACCCCCGATATCCTGTCTGGAACGTACCTGAAACACCAGTTATACCTATTGTGAAGATATTAGATAATGATTTTAAAACTCTTGTAGGATTTACTGCCGGTCCATATCCTGCTGTCAATCCTTCTTTCGACGAAAAAAAAAAATATAATGTTTATAATGTTTCATCTAATTCAGTTGATGGACCTGCTATCAAACCCAGATATAACCGCGTCTATTATAAACCTAATAATCATCAGTACGCCCAACAGGGGGCGGTGTCATCCAGTTCTCGTATTACTCGGTTGAAATACAACGCAATTACAAATTCTGCTTCAAGTTATAGAAATTCATTTGGACCACATGTTGCGAATGCTCTTGCTTATGGAGTTCCTGCAAATGGATATACTGTAAAAGACAAATTCGGATACCCACTTCCAAAAACACCCACATTTACATCGACTGGCGAGCAACGTAATTGTCCTAATGTTTCTATCCAAGGATAAACGCTAACACATTATAAATTTTACAACAATGTAAATTTTATAAATTTTACAAATCTTTGAAATGAGGAACGTTGTATTTCGAGCACCAATGTACGCATTTTGATATATTTGTTTTTGCTATTTGTTCTAATTTATCGTGTTTATATTTACTTTCTATCAACGAGATGGTATAATGTATATTTTCAAGTTGTTGTTGTCCGAATACAGCATTATATTCTTCCATCTTTATTATAAAATGGTAAGATAGTGGTATATTCAAAAACCGCTTTACATTTTGTTCTCCTTTGTTAGTAGTCATTTTGACAAACGCATTATATAATACACCATAGAAAGTACTATTATTCGAATATAAAAAGTTCTTACATACAATATATTTTTCAGAGTTAGCATATCTACTTGTATATGGTTTAATTATATGTACGCATTCATAAAAAGATGATAATATATATAATAGGTCTAATGTATGATTCATAAAGGAATCAAAAATCTTAAGTATAAAACTACCTCCTTTTTTCTGCATAACCAAAGCATAGAACACTTGAGCCATCAATAAATCACTAATATGTACTTCTTGATTATTGAAATCAACTGAAAAATCAAAACCACCATCTCCAGTTATTAGCTCCATAGAAGAACCATATTTTTCCTTACAATATACAAAATTCTCTAATTTCAATATATCTCCTGTCTTATCGTTTCCTCGTTCAATATATACATTTGGATTCTTCTGTAAAAAATTTTGGGTTTTTTTCCAAGCAGGTATATTGGGGTCACTTTTATCATCTAATATTGTCATACCAACATAACTATCATGACTACAATTACGCATATGTACCATTGCTTCAATAAATCCACCTGGACCCTCCGCAATATGAAAGGTATGTATGGGTTTTGAATCAAATCGTAATCCAAATGTATTAATCATTTCTATCATTTTAAAGTAAGACCTTGATAATGGATTATACTTAGATACACATTTTTTTGTATGAGGTATATTCGTATGTATATACTCATATGGATTTGTATACTTTTTATGAATATCCCATTCATGTTCTATTGTTTCAAGCCGTTGTTTTATCTCATATAAATATCTGGATAATGAATGAGAAATCATTATGTCCGGACTCTTATCATCAACAATATAATCTATATATTTTGATATAAAAAAATTTACTCGTGGTAATTGATAATATGACATTTATGATAACAATTATTTTAGCTAATAGTTATCATATAAATATTTCTATATTGTTTTTTACATTCTTGAAATAATCTTTCTATTCTAATATAATTTTGTCTTTTTTGAGTTTTCTTGTCACTTTCTTCTTTTTTATTGGACTAACTTCCTCTGCTTTGGTATCTTCCTCTTCTTTCTCCTCATCCATTATATTTTCCACTATTGTACGGGTGTTTTCCTCCTTACTTAATATGATGTCAGACATTTTTTTTACATCCAAACTACGTACCTTTTTAAATGCGAAATAACGATTCATAAATGATATTTGTTTTTCCTCTGGTGACATATAGGGTGCTTTACCATAATCATTTTTGCGGATTGGATATTGTTGTATCTCTTGCTCCATAGCGGAATACAATTCAGAGAATAATCCAGTACCATCTGGTAACCCCATCCCGGTTGCTTCTTCTTTTGTTACTAACACAAATCCATAATCATCCATGATGCGAATTAAATAGTCAAAATTTACCAAGTATTCGCGAAATACCTTATTAATACTTTCTTGATAAACGTTGATAGCATAATCCAAACTCATTTCATCATCTGGGAAACCTGTTTTATCATACATTTTTGTAATCTCGTAGATTTTACGTTCATTTTTCAATATTGTGATTCCTTCATTTTTATTTTTATTTTCAAGAAGATTAAATACTTGCTTTCCATCATAACATGTACCAACAAAGTAACCATTGATTTTCGTACATTCAGCAATATTACGAATAAAGTTATGGAAAGTCGTCTTATTTTTGAAGAAATAATGAATTGCGAATTGACACGAACTTACATTAAATCCTGTTTCTGCTATGCCATATTGATTATATACACCCTTACCCAATAATGAAATATCTTTTGGTCCATTTCCAAACACCGCTTTGATTATTTGTTTATCCTTATCTGTATCTACCGCATCCCCATTGCGAATATTACGACTACTATCGCCAGTCACAAACAATGCCTTTGGCATTTTTGTATATTTTTTGTTTGCTCGGATGAATCGCGCACACGCACCATCAACCTGATTATGAATGTTATCTGGAGACACATCTACACCTAATACAAATTTCAACTTAGAACGGACCCATTTAGACATGTCACCTGCTTTTCCGACGGCATAATCAATTAACGTATCATCGCGTTCAGATACTCCTATGATTAGGTTTTTCTTTACAACTAAATTATGAAAATCACGTAATCCCTGGGTGCTTGTCTCCTCACTTGAACGATTGTAATATACATCATCATTATGCTCGTATTCGGGGAGATTTTCTCCTGTAGAAATCATAGTTTCGGTGATTGGTTGATGAATAGAATGCCAATTATTATTTGCGACGTGATACGCATTACCATAATTTTTCATACCAGCACGCAATTCACTTGTCTTGTCGTATCTTACGCGCAATGGAACCCATTTCCATCCATCATCATTATCCATTATATATTTGAATTCCACTATCATATCGTCTTCAAAATACTCATTTTCTTCTGTCATCATATACAGATTTGTTTCATCACCCTTCAACACAATGTTACATAAATGGGCGGTTTCATCATAAGGGTTTGTTGGTTGAAATGGCACAGGTTTATACGTGTCATTGTTATCCAAGTCATCTGGTGAGGGTAACTTATCATTAAGTATGTCCTGACAAGGATTCAAATAGCCATGTTTCTTTTCATCAAATCCACATCTTAATATTAATGTCTTGTATTGGATTACTTCTTGATTACCCTCTAAATTACGACCGTCTTGGAAAATATGATGAACTTCCTCACGTCCCGTCTTATCCTTCTTTACTGAGACTAAGAAATCAATTGTATTAAACTCGGCGGGTTTCCATTTAAATGATTTTTCCCAAGTGGATTTATATAATGGTCCCGGGGAACCGTTTACACTATTACCTCCAGCAGGAAAATCCATTGGTGTAAATATTAATCCATCTGTGGTATACTCAAATAGACCATCATTTATATCCGATAATTTTTTAGAACAAGCCGTAAATATATTACCATATTCACTCGCAGCATTAAACCCTTTACACTTCACAATTAAATCATTGGAACGTTTATTTTCTTTCGGTTCTACTTCATCAGTGGAACCTGTTTCTAATATTGAGATTGGTTTTAATAATTCGATAAGTTCACTTAGTAATTCAAGACGAAATTTCTTTGAAACAATTTCTCCCTCTTCTTGTCCTTCTACTGTTTCATCATGAAATAAGTAATTTATAAATGGAAATTCACGAACCGATTTACCATTCACATAATACAAATCAAACGCAGCAAACAAGTTCAAATATTTACCATGTTTATCTTCTCGTATATGCTCTCCATCTAATAAACTATTAAATATTGTTTTTTCGTTTGTTTTTGAGCCAGTAAATATCACATTCATATTTGTATCAATCAAATAGATTTTACCATTATTTGAAATATATAATAATTTTCGGTCTCCATCTGCCTTTTCAGTTACGCAATAATTATTTCTTATATTTACTATTGTTGAATCCTCTATAGGAGCAATAATATTTTCCAATTGTAATGTAAATGACCCAGGACCGATAAAATCCTTTGGATATATACGTTTTACTTGGTAATCTTCTCCGCGAATTATACGCATATACGAATGTAAGACATGTTCTTGTTCGCTATATGGAATTGGATATTTACTTTCTTGTAAACCACTCAAAATTATACGAATACATTTACGTAAATCATTCATCAAACTCGCGGTATTATCATATACCGTACCCATTCCTACTTTCGAATTATCGATTTCTAATTCAACCTCGTAACTTTCTTGTCCGGAAAACACTTCAGCTTCTTGAATTGTATATTGGGGGATAGGAATACGATTCATACGTTTTGAACTCTTTATTATACTTAAATCCGCAAAGATAGGATATTCATCATGATAAAACCTCACACGATTCATGGAACGAAATAACTTTTTAGAATCAACCCATTTTGATGTAATATTTCTTGCTACACCAGATTGAATGTTGAAATCTTGTTCGGTTTGATACGAAACGCGGAAATTAAAATCTTCCATATCTAATTTACGAATATATTCACCTTTACTATCTGATGCTGTCATCTTCTGGGTAAATTTGATTTTATTAAATAATGTTGATGGCATATCAATCACTTTTTGAAGATTATTTGTACGACAATATTCTTGAACCATATCTGTTCCTACGATTTCCGCGCGGATATTAGACATTTTTGTCGCTCCTGTACGATTATCTACATATTCGTTTTGGATACGTAATATCTGATTACCACGACTATTTTCAGGGTTAAATCCACATGCGTATAATTGTTTTACCACATTATCGTAGCCCATTTTATTAATAGGTTTCGCTACTTTGGGGTTTGTACCGAATCTTACTTCCAGTTCACTTACTTTATTGTTTTGGGGAAATACAGGGTTACTCGCTAAATACTGTCCTACAATTCGTTCAAACTCTTCTTTATTTTGCTTCATTGTACGTACAGGCTTTTCTTGATAGTTTGATTTCTTCATAGGTTCCCTATCTGTATGTTCGGTCATAATATAATATATATTAATTCATATATTATTTTATATCAATTTCAATTTTGTATCTTTACTACCAACGAAGTTTATCGTAAATAAGGTCATATAATTCTTTCTTTTTGTATTTTTTATCTTCGTCTAACACACCCATGTGTCTTGCTTTCTCCGTTAATTCAATTATTTTGTAATTTGAAATCGTCTTTAATGGTGTCAGATAACTTTCTAAACATATCAATTCGTTCATGTTTTCCATCTTATTTGAAGTCAATGGCTCAATATCTACACTGTATCTATATGTATCCTCGCGATAGATAGCATATGTCGGTAATTCAATATCAGTATTCGAAACGAATTTTATATATACGCCTTTTTCTCTATCTATCAAATTTATGTTGATTTTGTATAATACACATAGTGCCATTGCTATACAATAGTTAATATCTTTGGTTATACTTAATAAGTCGGACGTTAATTCCTGCGTTGCTACATTTGTAAATTTCATGTTTGTGTTTTTCATTATATTTTTGTTCTTCTGAATTAAATCTATCACTTCCGTTTGTACTTCCAACTGTCGTACACGATGATTTCGGGTAACTTGCATGAAATCGGAATACCCATATGAAATGATATATAAACACCAAAATAAACTATCTTTTTTATTTGGGCTTATCGTGTCGGTTGGTACCAATTTCACTTTTTCGGGTAAAGGTTGTTCGTGTGTTTTATTCGGTTCTATCGGTTTTACTTCTGTTTTAGGGGTTTTATCTGGTAAAATGGTATCATTTGTATACATATGCGGCTTCAAACTTGTAATTATTTGTGACAATTCAATAGGGGGATTGTCATAAAAAAATAGGTTATTATAAAATTCGGTCATGATAGGTTACTATGTAAGCATAGGGATTTCTCTTTATCTCATTTATGCATATCTATACGCAATTGTATTTTCTGGTTGTTCGTGTTCGAGAATAATGTTTTTAAATTCTTCTTTTTGATATTCTACTGTCTGAAATGTATCCGATTGGTCTTCCACATATAACATGTATTTTTCAATTTCGTCTACCACATCAGTTTCCAAAAAAGTCATGTTTACGAAAATACCACTTTTATTTTCATTTAGCTTACACATATTCTTTGACAAAATTTTTAGTATTTCCACTTGTTGAAATTTACTTAGTGCTTCTATCTTTTCTTTTAAATTCTCTAACTTACTTACGTCTACAGTTGCCATTATATAATAACAGTCATATAAACTTTAAATGATTTTTGTAAACTAATTTGTTAATAAATTCTTATCAATCACCGTTTCTTTCAATATATTATTGATTATCTTCTTTTCAAACTTTTCATCCTCTTCTTTTCCATATCCTCCCAACGATGCTTTGGAATATTCAAAGAATTTATCGCATTCGGGGGTATCTAATATATCATATCTTGGATTTTCAGCTATCCATGGATGCACTTGGGCTTTGTTCTTATTGGCTACTATGCGGACTGCTTTACTTAAATGCTTTTTAGTTTCATCTTCCTTCGCCCATACATCTGAATCTTTTACATAAACGGTTTCTCGTTTCAAATCAGTACAGTGTATTGGTCTTACATGTGGATGCATATCGCGAATACGCTCTAACATAATATCGGATATTCCTCTTACATATCCTACTTCTCCTGTTTTGATAAAATCATTTACAGTTAGTTCTATTGACTGAATGAAATCATTCAGATTTATGGCGTCTTTACACGTCTCATTCAAAAATACATTGAGATTGAATTTGTTGTTGTTTGTTGTGTTGTTGATTGTATTGTTGTTTGTCGTATTTCCTGTGTTCTTTGATAGTTCTATGATTGTATCTTGTTGTTCTGTCATCCGCTTGTGTTGTTCTATCATCAATTCCTTGAATTCTTGGTTCTGTTTTAGTAACTCTATTACTAATGATGAATCCAATGGGGGTGTGACTGGGGCTTGTTCTGGTTCTACTACTTTACATTTCTGTTTATGATTCCACAACCCACGTTTATATTTATATTGTTTTCCACACTCACAATAAAATCCATCAGGGGTATTATGGGTATTTTGAATCCTATTTATCCTTGTTAAATGTTTAGCTGTAGTTAAATGACGTTTATAATCTTTTTTATTACAGCATTTAAAGTTACAATTGTTACATATAAATTCGAAGGGGGGTTTTATGGGTATTTCCATCCTTATATATCCTATATAATAAGGATATATTTTACCCTTCTAAATACTTTCCATACTAATATACTTAAAAATTATGCAAACAAAATCTTCACCATAAATTCAAAAAAGACTGCAATATCATCACAAACTCCTTTTTGGAAAAGTATTAAAACAAAACTATCTCGAACATATCAAAAATGGACATTTATAAAATGTCCATTTTTTCAAATCGTAGCCATTTCTTTTTTGTATTATTTTAGCGTAAAACTATTTAAATTATACACTTGAATAAATTGTAAATATCGCTGTTGACTTTCATAATGTTTCTTATCGGCTTCAAACTGTTCCAAACGTTTTTTATCAGCGTGTTTTTTTAACCATTCTTGGTCGCGTTGTAACAAATTTTTGGCTTTTTCAGTAGTATTCTCATATCTTAATTGTAATGGTAATTCGTCTTGATATTTGATATAGTCTTTTATGTCTTTTTTGTGTTGGGCTATCATAATTTTATGATATTTTTGTTCAACACCACTTAAATCAAGAGGCATAATACCCTTGTACCCTTCAATAATAATTGGTTTCATTATGATAATATGTGATAAAAATGGTCGGTTACATCAATTTTCTGTATTATATATATAACAAAATAACGACGAGATGTCTAATAACTTTGATATAAAAAAATACAAACAATCATCAAAAAATGGGGGTGAAAGTTTAGCAAAAATCGCGGCAAAATTTAACAAACTTACTGCGAATGACGAGAACAGACGTAAAGTAGAACATTTATTGCTGGATGTGTATAAATTCTTACACGAAACAAGGTATTTAGCTCAACAAGGTATGGTTAATCTCCAAGCAAGTCCAGAATATATAGTGTATGACGATAATACAGGAAGAGTAAATTTAAAAAAATTCGATTTAATGACTACCAGAAAAGAATTGACTGAAAAGGCGGATTATAGTAGATTTAAACCAAGTGAGGTCGCTTGGTTTCATCCTCCTGAAATGTCAGTAATTAATCACCGGAATTTTGATAACATTCTTTACAAAAGCGAGTCTAATGGCGATAAAGATAGAGAGGTGATATCTCGATTCAGAGTAATCTTTTATCAAGATATAGAAACAATACAATCTTATTTACGAGATGAGAATGAAAATGGAACAAATATTACGACAAGATTAATGAATGATTACGTACGTTCATTTCACGGTATATATCCTCGCGATGGGGGGTATGAGAGATTGGTTGATAAAAGTCTTATGACTGTTGATAACTATGGTCTGGGATTGGGTTTGTTTTCTATATTAAAGGCATCAAAACATTTAATTGACGAAAATTTATTCAATGGTTTTAAAAGATTATTTTTAAAAATGTCTAATTTTGATGTATTTCAACGTCCGACTCCCGAAGAAGCATTCGACCGATATAAAATGGTTATAGTTTTATCTGGTTTAACGGATAAATATAATATGCATATTGGTGATGATGAATTGTTGGTAAAGGGAACAGAAAAGAAAGCGGAAAAAAAAGAAATAGCAAAGTTACCCAAAGCCACTAAGAAAGCCATTGTTGAATTGGCAGAAGAATGTGCGGATGGAAAAGAACGTAACCCTAAAACTCGTCGTTGTGTTGATAAATGCAAAGAAGGTTATTCAAGAGATGCCGATTTTAAATGTAAGAAAAACAAAACACAAAAGAAAAAGGAGCCAACGCCTGTTAAAAACGCAAAAAAAACACCTCAACAGGAAAAGAAATGTGCGGATGGTAAAGAATTAAACACAAAAACAAATCGTTGTGTGAATAAGTGCAAAGATGGATATTCAAGAGATGCTGATTTCAATTGTAAAAAAGATAAAAAGTAAAAGTATTGTTTGATATCAATAATAATTGTGTATATATTTTACAAGTATAATGAGTTATGTTTGTAAAATATGCGATGAATGTCCGAACAGTCATTCATTTTCAAAGGTAAGTGAAAATAACGGAATACATGTTTTTTATACATGTCCGGCAAAAGCGATAAAATATAATGATTCTGTAAATATAATAAAACATTATAAAGATACATTGAATTCTTTAGAAGGACAGAAATGGAGTTGGATATTTGATAGTAAAGGTTTTGGTTGGAAACACTTTACACAAATTAAACTGGCTATTGAATTAGCAAAACTAATATCTAGTAAAACATATGGAGATACTTTACAAGATATTACAATAATAAATTTGAATTCATATAGCAAATGTATGTTGAAATTATTGTGGAACTTTTTAAGTAAGAATATACAAAATAAAATTATTCTACCGGCTCAATCTTAATATGTTCTTCATTTTCCGCGGCAGCCTTCTCCTCGGCAGCCTTCTCCGCAGCAGCCTTCTCCGCAGCAGCCTTCTCAGCAGCAGCCTTCTCAGCAGCAGCCTTCTCAGCAGCAGCCTTCTCAGCAGCAGCCTTCTCCGCGACAGCCTTCTCAGCAGCAGCCTTCTCAGCAGCAGCCTTCTCAGCAGCAGCCTTCTCAGCAGCAGCCTTCTCAGCGGCAGCCTTCTCAGCGGCAGCCTTCTCAGCGGCAGCCTTCTCAGCGGCAGCCTTCTCAGCGGCAGCCTTCTCAGCGGCAGCCTTC